CTCGCCCTTACGCAGCAGACAGGTCAGGTGTTCCACGTGAACCTCCAGATGCGTATCGTAGACAATCAGCCTGCCGGGTACAACCTGTTCATCGGCAACTACGAGGCTGACCCACGCTACAAGATGAACTTCTTATAGCCTTACAGCTATGAACCAGATGGTCATCTTGGACGAACTCAATCCCTCAGTGACTTCGGTCATTGAGGCGATTGATATCGTTTCCGCTGGGAATCAGATGCTACGCGACTTCCTGAACCTTGTACGCAAGGCTGGAATCAAGCGTCAGCTCGTCTACTATAATCAGGATACATCACGTATGTGTCTTGACTTTACCACGGAGAAGCCTGTAGAGGTAGTCCGTGGTAAGACCATCGGATGGGGAGCCACCGTCTATTGCGGACCAGTACCGCACGAGGCGACCCATCAGACTATCGTCCTTTACAAGGCGTAAAGCGCAAAGACCTCCTTAGGGAGGTCTTTTTTGTATAAGCGGACTATAAGTGCTACGCGCTTATAGCCGAGTACAGGGTTAATACGACCAGCGTGTGGAGCCGCTTGGAACTCCAGCTTCGCACCTGCCGCTTGTATTGGGGGTGTTCACATAGTACGTCTTGCTTTCCGTTCTCCTTGTGCGGCCTGCCATTTGTAAGGTGGTGGTAGGTAGCCTGAGGAAGGGAGGAACAGGAGAGAGGCGTACTATGCGAACATCGGACCTTGCGCTTTACCCTTGATGCTATACCACGAGTATAGGAACACACACATACATAGAGCTGGCATTGACCAGCAAGCTAACAGGGGCTTGAGGAAAAGCTCCTGAGGAGAAGACAGTCTAACTAGCGAGTATTCTTAACACATTACGCCTTAGGACCTTTACGGCCTAAAAGATTAGGGGTACCTTTGCATCAACAACAATACGATCATGAAGCCATATCTCAACAACGCTCAGTACGCACTATCACTAGTAATCTCATTCTTTGGTATCCTCTTCCTCATCTGCACTTACGGATGGAAGGAGGAGGACATCAACATCTTCATGTGGTTTATCGGTCAGGTAATCGGGTACGCCACACTCTTCGCCGTAGCAGCTGCAATGCTCGGCACAGTAGAACGACTAACAAAGCATAACTAATGGACAGAAAGACCGCTGAGGGGCTTATGAACAAGCTGGTGGAGCTACCCTCAGGCTGTAAGCTCAAGTGGCCGTGGGTGTACGCATATCCACTCAAGGCCATATATCTCATGGTGCCTAACAACAGCAAGAAGTACGCCTACTACATCCAGCATACTGAGGAGAGACTGAGTGGTGAGAACGAGCGTAGAGTACACCTGACGTTCTTCAGGGGGCCATACGCAGCGTCTCACATTGCAGCTGCATACGTCAACTACTCTTTCATGGAAGAATTTGACCACGCTAGCTTCAGGACGAGCTCTATAGATAACAACTACGTACGGCAGAGAATCAGAGAAGCCACATTCAACATCCTTGTAGACCGCTTCTGGGAATGGGAATATGCTGTTATGCCTAAGCAGTACGATCCTGAGGAGATGAAGAGACAGGTAGAGAACAATGTCGTTATCCCTGACTACGATGAGGTGGACGGTGTACTACACGCCAAGATCCACCCAGGGACCGACAGGCAGGTAGACTACTTCATTAGGACTGAGAGAGCCTTATCTATGGAATCCTCAGGTCCTGGTCTCCTCATGTACCACTACTTCTGGGATCGTGATGACAAGGATAGCAGTCCCAAGCAACTCACAAAAGAAGCAACGATGACGCTCCTCCTCTCGGTCCTTCGTACGGAGGACAAGATGACAGAGCGAAGAAAGAAACGCAACAAGTAAGACAAGAATAGTATGAGCAAGACAGCAAGAGAAATCTGCATAGAGAGCGGCAAAGAGTCGGAAGAAGTAGGACTAACATCTCTACGTAAGCGATACGTAGAGATGCTTGATGCACTGAGACTCCACAACGCAAAGCTACAAGTGAGGCCAGACGAGAATAAGACAAGACTCGCGGCGCAGAGAGTGAGTACACTTGTCGGCTTCCTCAAATACGGAAACTACAAGGAAGGCGAAGTAGCAGCTGAAGGAGCTGGCAATTACATCTATGACTATCTGATGATGATTGCAGAAACAGTCGTACAGAACGCAGAGATAACAGAGATCGTAGAAAGTCCAACATATACGTACGAGTTCATCCTTCCAGCGTTCTATCACAAGGACTTTGTAACGGACCCGAAGACCTCAGAGTATATCAAGTCATTTGACTTTGAAGCTAGACTGGCAGCAAACGTGTACAGAAGCATGGAGGATGCAAAGTACACTCTATGGGCAATGAAGGACCTCTTCCTTATCGGATGGATCCTTGGCATCGACTTAGACGAAGAGATAATTCAACTCACCAAAGAAGAAGAGTAACAATATGGAAAAAGCAGAGTACCAAGGCGAAGCCCACTACAAGGGTTATCAGTACGAGCCTATCAAGTTTATCACTGACATGAAGTTCGACTTCATCCAGGGTAACATCCTAAAGTATCTCGTACGATATCGCAAGAAGAATGGCCTACAGGATCTGAAGAAGGCAAGAAACTATGCTGAGTTCGGCCATAGCTATCCCAGCCGTGTGACAAGCTATGGTATCGTACTTGAGGAAGACTGTAATCTCGAGAGAGTGTGTGGCTTCGTCTCACAGGAGCAGTTCGACAAGACAACTCAGGACTTCCTCATGATCGTAATCACGCTCATCTGCAACTACCAGATGAAAGAGCTTGCTCACCTCATCGATATGCAGATGGCTATAGAATACCCCAAGAATGAACATGGAGCAGAGTAAAAGAGAAATTATACTAAGCAACCTAAGTGATGCATCAGGGGAGCTCATTGACCTGTGGAATAACTTAGAAGACCTAATAGAACGATGCGAGATCGAGAACAGGTATCCATCAATCCAGGAGCTAAGAAATCTGAAGGAGTGCATAGACGACACAAACGTCTATATCTCAAAAGCACAAGAACTAATCAACGAACCAACAAGAACAAGTAAGACATGGACAAGCTAAAATCAACGCAGGTAGGCGGTACACACTACCAAGGATACGACTATCAACCCATCGAGCTCATCGAGGACCTGAAGCTGAACTTCACTGAGGGCTGTATCCTCAAGTACGTTATCCGCTTCCGTGATAAGGGCGGTAAGGAGGATCTCCTCAAGGCATTAGACTACGTCAAGCGAGAACTGATCAAGCTACTAGAGCGGAAACCCGAGAAGAAGGAGATCGACCGTAAGGCCATAGGCTTTATCGTCACCTTCGTATCGCAGGACCGAATAAATAGTGAAGACCGGGACTTCATTCTTGATGTAGCTAAGTACCTTCACGCAGGTCTGATGACAAAGGTATGTGATACGATCCTCAAAAAGGTCGAATCAACCTACCTTGACGAGAACGACAAGTTCAAGGAGGAAGGACCATCAGACCCAAAGACGCAACTCAAACAAGTACACGAAGCTGTAAAGTACGTTCTTGGAGAAGTAGACAAGCGCGAAAACGAGACCAAGGATAAAGGTGTCCTAGAACAGATGCAGGCAAACGCTGAGAGCTATCGTGATATGAAGCTCATACTCGAAATCTTCAAGGACAACATCGAACTCTAATCACAACGCCCACATCGCCCTAACCCGGTGGTGTCGGCTTTATTAGTATAAGCACAATGAGAGAATCACTAAGATACATCATCATCTTCTTCCTCGGAGGCATAATAGCTGCATCAACAATCTTTTCCTTCCTCAAAGACCATATGGAAGAGAGAAAGAATGAAGAGCCAGGTCTCCTGTGGATAGCAGACACCAATAAGAAGTACACGGACTTCGAGCCTGGTCTTGTAGCCTTCCTCAAGGACACACCCACCCACAAGGTCCTCTACGCCATCGACGCTAATGAGGAAGCAGAGAGCTACTTCGGTCTCTACCTTATCACCGACAGCGCAGGTACCACCTTCTCAAAGCTCCTCTTTATGGCTAAGAGCGTAGAACAGCTTCAGGAGGCCGCAGAAGCCCTCAGTGGTACAAATGTCCAGGAAGGAACTTTGAGGATCCCACAGGGGCTGAAATGAGCTCACAGAGTAAAATACAAACTAACATAACAATGGATACAGCAAGATACGCATCACTATCGTACGTCATTGAGGGTCCTCAGATGATCCTAGGATACATCAATGGCGTTATCAACAAGTATATGCAGAACAACGGTAACACCTGGCTTGGTGGTATGCTATACGACCTGGGTGCCGTCAAGGGAGACCCACAGGTAGTCTGCCCACGATCCTACCTCAACTCTATAGAGGTCGATCTGTCAGAGTCGCCAGTCGTACTACGCCTTGAGACGGAGGAGATGTACGGCAAGTCCGAGTTCATGCACTGCCTAGCCCAGGAGTTCAAGGATATCAAGATCTACTATCTTGAGGTCATGCGTGAATGTGGAGTCCTCAAGACCAACGATGAGGAAGGGAAGTACTTCCCAGAGAGATACCGAGTAGACTACAAGGTAGGAGATAAGACCGGTACTGAATACGTCAAGACTGAGGATGAAGCCCTTGATATCGCCTATGAGCTGACAGGCATCGGCTTCACTGAGCTCTTAGAGGTAGACTGCTGGAACAACGACCAAGCCTACGACGAGGGCACTGACGACTACATCTACATCAACGAGTTCTTAATATCAGACTAATATGCCAAACTGGGATTCAATACAATATACCATCAGAGGAGAGGAGAATGAGCTGCAAGAGATTTATGATGCTCTCCTCAAGATGAAAGAGTCGGAACATCCCGACTGGGTAGGTAGCGTACTTACAGGTCTAGGCTTTGATAGGAAATCCTTAGAAGACTATCAGCTTAGAGCCTTCGTACAAGACTTCTCTTTAGAGGATGGTCAGCTGGTCATCACCACCGAAGAGGCTTGGTGTATGACGCACTTCCCCAATTTGCTTCTAGAGGTATTCCCTAACCTTGATATCTTGTATATTGAGGAAGAGCCAGGATGTCAGATCTACGAGACTAACGACGCAGAAGGTTATACTTACCCAGAGCGGGCGAAGGTAGACTACCACCTTGATGATCAAGATGGGGTAGAGTACTTTCACTCTGAGAAAGAGGCGATCGAATTTGCCAAGGAGATATCAGGTAAGGACTTCAATACACCTGAAGAGTTCAATCGATGGAGCAACAACGACCTTGACCTGGACCACTATTGCTACGTCAATGTGTTTAACGTCACAAACGAGTTTAGATAATGACAGAAGACCTAAGACAGCGGGTAAAACTCTTCGGGCAGCTTGCAATAGCCTACTCTATCCTCAATGAGGAAGATAGTCAGAAAAGCAAGGACCTAAGAGAAGAGCTACAACTCGAAGTATTTATGCCTAATACATCGCTTGACAAAGAAGGAAAGACCATTCTCGTTGCGATCGAAAACTCAGTCATCTCTATAGGCATATCACTAATCGCAGCACAGAAGTATAGGATCATGCCAATCGAAAAGGATTTTGAATGGGCTATCCAATCAAGATTCTTTGCCCTAGAGCTTTGTTCCGTAGGCCTGACTGAGGCTGATGATCAAAATCAATGGTACATCGATAGCTACATAAAGGGCCTAGAAGTAAAGCCAGTCCTACCATCCGCACTCTATAAGTTCTATAGAACCAGGCTCATACGACTAGAAGACCAAGAGATGAGCGAAGAAGCGGAAGGTATTATCTCGGAGGTCATACATCATTCCAGGGCAACACTACGAGGTTACTTAGAAGAAGCCTTAGAGAAGAGCGAGAATGGAATAGACCTGAATGACATAGGGGGGAGATCAATAATCATGCAGTATAGCCCCAGCATTGGGGAACGATTCAAAACATTATAACAAGAACGAACATGTATCAAGGAGAATTTGAATGGGGCAATCTCGCCCTCATCGGTATCGAGATCCACAAGAACGCAGTCAACAAGGGCTTCTGGGATGAGGAGCTTCCACCCTCACACTACCAGGGGATGATCGTATCCGAGCTCGGTGAGATGATCAATGCTCACCGCGCAGGGCTCATCACCAAGGTCAACCTCGACGAGCTGATCAACGAGACCGACGACGAGATCTTCAAGAAGCGCTTTGAGGAAGAGGTTAAGAATAACTACGAGGACGAAGGTGCTGACGTGGTCATCCGCGCGCTTGACGCTCTAGCCAACAATGGTGAAAGCGAAATGCGCACACACCTGATAGATACGCTGTCACAGATGGACAAGAGCCTCAGGGCGGAGCTTGAGGAAGGCGGGAAGATGGAGACATACAAAGAGCTCTCTATCCCATCGCGCGTCTACTACATCATCAGAACAGCAGGATATATCGATATTCAGCACGGACTCATAGGATCACTCTGCCACATCATCACGGAGATGCGTCTCATCGCTGAGACCCTGGGCTTTGACCTGATGAAGCACATCCAGGTCAAGATGCGCTACAACGAGATGCGCCCCTACAAGCACGGCAAGAACTACTAGACCAGCTAGTAACTAACAATCAAGGTATCCCTGGCTCTCATATAGAGGGCTGGGGATGCTTTGTTTATACACTACACAAGATGACACGAGAAGAGATAGCTAAGAGCCTGAAGCCCATTGAATGGGATATCTGGGAGAATGAGCAATGCCGATTTGCTAACTTAAACAACGTCTATGAAGCCATAATCACCAACAGAAAGGATGGAGGCTTCTTCCTCAAGATCAACAGGCCTGGGGAAATGGATGCGTTCATTTGCAGATCATTCCATACCATTGAGGAAGCAGAGAAGATGGCAAGAGAGATACAGATCAATAATATGTGCTCCTTCTTTGAGCTAGAGAAGCCATAAGGACCAACAGGAAACAACGGTGTGAGGAAGAGAGACTGTAACTTCCTCAGCCACTAAGTCACACTCAAAACAAAGTGTGTGAATTGAAACCTCAGACACTGATAAGCAACAACTATGATCACCAAGGAACAAATAAAGGAGCAGATGAAGGACCCAGAGTGGGTAAGCCCAGCTGGAAAGGAAACCGGTACTACGAGATGCGTATGGGACCCAGTATGGGGAATGCGTATCCTAGCAGTTAGGGATCCCTTCGCAGACGGATGGATCGCAAACGCCATTCATCCAGGATACTCAACAGAGATCTGCGCAGGCAAGACATTCCCGGAGATGGAAGAGGAAGTCAAGGAGTGGGTAGCAAATGAAGTCTATCGAGTACTAAAGTAATCGAAGAATGATTAAGACATACAGAAGTAGGGATGGGATCATCTTTAAGGGCCTGCAATATAACGGTAAGAACATAGAAGAGTTCTACAAACAGGTCAATGATCCTAACAACGAAATGGGAATACGCGTGCAGACTGGGATGACATCACCAGTAATAGAAGATGCAAGTGGACTCTACGTCTATTTCCACGGAGGATATCTAGAGCTCAAGAAGGGCGATCACTTCTTATTTAACCGGGACACTCTACTATACGGAGTGTTCAATAATGGTGAACTAAAGCGAGAATTTGAACAAGTCAAATAGAATCTGGGCCTCCTCATGGATGAGGGGGCCTTTAATAGTATAAGCTATGGACAACAGAGAAAGAGTCGAAAATCTAAAGGATCTACTTGGGAAGGTGTCTCAGAAGGCCCTGGATATACAGAAACTCAAGGAGCTAAAGAAGAAGCACAGGGATAACACTGTGACGAGAATTAAGAGGATGCTAATGATAGATGACATCTACTACTCAACAGCTCCAAGAGTCACAAGACGAAAGATTCAAAAGATAGCATCGCTTCTCCTCAAGGTAAGCAAATTGAGGAGAAGGATGTGGTATATATGCGAGATCACGAGAGAACTGACGAGTAAGAATATCACAACAGGAGCCGAGCTGTTCGATTATTATGAAGCGAAGAAAAAGCCGGCACATATCATTGTAAGACTGAGACCAGGGGAAACATCTCATGACCAAGATTACATCTATATAAGGGTGTCAATACGAAAGTCATACGAAGAGTATGATGACCTATATATACCACAAAGAATGCCGATGACGACAAGCCTGAAAACCAATATTATCGATTGGGAGGAAAAGGTTGAGAAATTACTCAACTTCACTCTTCAGGAGTTTGATGGGTTTGAAAGGACCTTTATGGAGAAGGTTCAGAAGTGGCTAAGTAAATAAGACAAGAATATGGATATGCAATTGATTCACCTGGTCTCCGAGGCGCAGGAGATTTACAGGAAAAAGAGTCCGATCGAACAAAGGAAGAAGAAAAACCGAAAGAAGAAAGGGATAGAAATTGCGAGAGTATGTGGTGTTGGCTTAGACTACTACATGCTAAGCAGGAATGAAAGACGAGCCTATGAATACATAGCCTCATGTGTAAGCAAGATCCGGCGAATGGATTCAGAGCTGTTAAGGATGACAGCAATCATGGAGATGCTGCATTTGTCAGGAGCCATGAATGTAGGAGAATCAATCTGGATGGGAGACATCAGCATCAAGGTGGATACCCAAGATCTTGCACAGGATAAACCAGATCAAGTGAGAATGATCGCACGCGGCTACATAGAAATAAAATACAAACATCAAGACGAAGTACGGAGAATCAAGATAAACGAGATCGGGGAAACCAACCATAAGCAAGAACTCGAAGATGGAGTACCACTAACTAGAGTAGCAAGCATGTTGGTCTACACGCTTGAACGCCTATCTGAATTCAGGGAGTTCTTCATAAAGGAGATCAAGATCAAACTAGATAAAGCAAAGTAAAAGATATGACAAGAAAGAACCGCAATGAGCTACTACGCTCTATCGCCATGGTGCTCATCTCCTTCATCGCAGGACTCAGCGCTGTGGTATTCTTCGAGACTGACATGATCACCGGCATCACTCAGGTAGCCATGTGCCTATCTGTAGCCGTCTGTATGCGCCTCCAACGATACGAGTAGTATGATAGACCTCATAAGGCTTTATCTCTTCATACAGGGCGTTTATTTGATCCTGGCTAGTGGCTACCCCACAGAAGTAAGGGCTTTTGTTATCCTCATATTCATCTGTGCGGTAGCGAGGGCTGAGCAAAGAAGAAGTAATAGATCCTGAGGAAGGGACAGTATCCTCTCCTCAGGAGCAAATCAACAAGGACAACTATGAATGAGAACCTAATCCCTGAATGCAGGGAGTTTACCATGGTGGAGGAGCTATGGCCTATCAAGAAGTACGAAGGCAATAGACCTGTATGGGATTGCCGTAATTGGATCGTAGGAGCCGTACAAGACGAGATCCTTGAGCATGTGAAGAGATATAACTACCCATACGTATTGACGCTCTCAGAGAAGCCTATGTGGACTCAGGTAGAATATGAGAACAGGAGAGATAAGAGCTACACAGTAGGTATGCAGAAGCTCTCGCCTCTTGAGATCTGTCTGATCGTCACACCCTTCCTCAAGAAATGGTATAATGTCTACCAGGATGAGAAGTCTAAGTGTATCAAGATCTCAAGAAAGGAGATCCCGGGACTCAAGCCTCTCGAGATTCCGGAGATACCAGGAGTCTATGAGCACGAGAAGCTATCAGCAAGTCTATTAAGACGGCTGGAGCTACAAACAGCCAAGGACTACCTAATGAAGATGGAGATGCGAGAACCAATCACCATAGAGGAAGAGAAGCTGGAGGATTCAGAGATTATCAACGTCTCTACTTCGATCGAAGGTAAAACGGTAAGCCTGGAGCTGAAGACTAAAAGCCTCTACACACATCTATACATAGCAACAACAACAATAGATAAGGACCTAGCAGAAAAGACTATGTTTAAGGATGGAAAGATCGGCCCAATGTATGTCCATACTGCACACGAAGCCTTTAGCGGTCTACATAGCACCGTATCTGAATTAAGAAGAAGACTCAAATCGTATGAAGCAAAGAATCGCAACGATCACGATCGATAAAATCAGAGGTGCAACAATGGACTACTACGAGACAAACATCGAGGTAGTCCACTCTATGATCAACATAGAAGGCGATGTCACCGAAGACAAGGAGAAGAGAGTACATCGCTCTCCTCACATCGAAGATGAGCTGTTATGGATCTCAGAGACCCTCAATCCTGAGGAAGAGAGAGATGAGTAATCTTCTTCAATTCTCATAAATTAAAGAGAATCTTCAAGAATCTTTAACCCCAGCAATGGGAAAGTATAACTCTAATCACAACTTAAAATGAAGCTATTCCAAGCTAAGGTCTCCTATGAGACCACCTTTGATGAGAAGATGTCCGAGTCTTACCTCGTCGAAGCACCTAACTACGCCTTCGCTGAGATCCTCATCGAGAAATGGGTGACACATCAGTATGGCTACAAGAAGGACAGTCTCAAGATTGATTCTCTCAAGGTCGTAAAGGCTGAGCTAGAGATGCAGGAGCTGCGCGAGGATCAGTATCCACTCTTCTTCCTAGTCACCTATCAGGTAGACACGATCTCCGAGGTTGGCTATGTCGCCAAGAGCACCACGCGTAAGCTCTTCCTCTCAGTAGAGGACTTCACAGCGGCCTTCGCGCTCGCCACTAAGTTCAAGAAGGACTTTGACGGTGAGAGCAGCCAGGAGACGATCCTCTCTATCAAGGACACGCCTATCGTAGCCTTCCTTGAGGACTCTATCGTAGATCAGTTCATCATCGTGCGCAACAACGAAGAGCTTGCCATGGAACATCAACCCAACTAACAGACAATGACGCAAGAAGAAAAGGAGCTCCGCATCAAGGAGCTAGAAGCAAGCAAGACTAAGACCGAGAACTTCATCGATGTAGCTAAGAGCGCAGAGGAGCTAGCTGACGCTACTATGGACTTCTTCCTCAAGATGAACAGGGCGGTCGTCAATCACGAAGATCCAGGCACAACAGCTAAGTTCTTCTCCGAGGGCATGACCACCATCACAGCTCTCGCTATGTCCACCAAGCTCTCTTCCTCAATGGCTGTAAAGCTGGAGGGGATTCAGCTTGATATTATCAACGCTCAGCTCAAGCGTCTAGGCGTAGAAAGCGAAGGCGAGGATAACAACCATATCGCTAACTAGTCTTCTCTAGACTAAGTAGTATATGTGTAACAAGCAGACCACCGGCTATCTCTTAAAAGGTAGTCGGTGGAACGCTTAATATCAAAAGAGACATGGGACGATACGGTAAGGTAGAGATTACATTCTGGGATGAATGGGGAGGAGTCATATTCCCACTACTCATCCTTCTACCAGCACTCTTTGGGATGTACATGGATAGTAGGGATGCTCACCTGAGAGATAACGGTGTTGTAATAGAAAAGACAGTCAAGCCCGCATGGATATCCTCTGAAGACAACTACTATCTGATAATCAAACGTGACGACAAGCACGTCATAGAAGAACGAGTAGCGAAGATAATCTACATGGATACCAACGTAGGAGACAGAGTGAAAATCAATAAGCTAAAATGACAAGAGAATATTTAGAACAAGAGCTGTTGCCATTAGATTGGCGACCTATCGGACGATACGGCAATGGAGATGAAGATGTAGCAGCGTCAGCAGAATCCCTAAACTATTGGTATGTGATATTCAGAGACAAGAATGGATATACAGTAAACAGGGAGGAAGACTCAGGGCGCAACGTTATAGATCTAGCAAACGGAGTAAAAACCATCGAGAAGGCTAAGGCTATCGCATGGGAAGACTACGTAGATGAAATAGAATACCTATTCAGAATAGAATCATGACAAAAGAACAACTAAAACAGGAGCTTAAACCATTGCATTGGAGTCGGAGAAAGATCGGGGATAGAGAGGATATTTATGCCCACTCTGGAATACAGTGCTCTTGGTATAGCATATACGAACTAGATGGTATGTATGCAGTGGATATCGAAGACTTTGACAGAAGGTGGAGCGTTGGCATCGCAGTCAACATTAAGACAATAGAGGAAGCTAAAACCATAGCCTGGGAAGACCACGTAAATTATATACTACAGCAATTCAAGTAACAACTATGACAGAAGAACAACTATCAAAAATGCTCAAGCCACTAGAGTGGTATGAAGAAGAGGACTATCCCGAGGATCAGACAGCAGGCACTAACCTGTGGTACGACTTCGTATTGGAGTTCTCAATGGGCGGATACAGCCTCCTCAAGGTTGACATCAACCATGAGACCTACCTTATGGCGGAGGGTATCAAGACACTTGAGGAAGGAAAGAAGCTAGCCTGGGAAGAGTATGTAAAGGACGTAATGAGTATGTTTTAAGAACAACAACTATGAACAGACAAGAATTAGAGAAGATCGTAAAGCCCCTGGAGTGGGATGTGTATAGTGGCGGAGCGTGGATCAGAGCAGAAACAATGATTCAATTCAACTTCCGGCTTGAGAGGGTAGGAGAACATTACCTAGTCCAAAGAGACTATCTCGGTAGCACAACACTAGAGTACGCCCTTCCTGTAAGCCTAGAAGCAGCCAAGGAGATCGCGTGGGCTAAGTACCTTGACACGGTAGCTAGCATCCTAAAGAACCAGCCAAAGGAGGAAGAGTAGGATCACCTACTCTCTCTTCCTCAAGTCCCAGATATTCTTCCTACCTTTGTGGTGGCCCAGCAATGAAGCCGCCTAGCGGGTGTAGAAGTACACGGCACGCCAAGGGCGGTGGATAGCTGGTGATTCCCCTCCTCATTCATCGGTGTCATCGTACGTCCTGTGAGGAGAATGAAAGCCACCAGGAGCTCAGGGTAGTAACCCAGGGGATATAAAAAATTTGACGGATAGGTGGCCGGCTGGTAAAGTGATCCGCGTCTAGGTCTGGACCGACCGAAAGTGAGCTGATACTACTACTCAGGTCCTGATGAGATAAAGAGTAGCGTGTCGATCGACCATGGGTACGTGTTGCCTGAGGAAGAGAGACAGCCGAGAGGTTGAGGAGTGGATACTATAGTGGTACCTCACCCTTGGGGCTAAGAAGCCATCCCCCTATGCGCAGTTTAACTAGGTTCGGGTTCGCCCGAAAATGTGCCTCGCGCGCGCGTTATTTGAGGAAGAGAAGAGTATGTTCTTCTACTTATATATCCTTCCTCAATACCTATTATACTGCCTAGGGGATGGTGTATCCATAAGTTTTACTTGAGACTAGAAATAGTATCAAGTTCTAATAGTATAGACCAATGATGGACATCCTAATTTTCATCATCTTTCTTCTTTGCTCAATGGCGGGTGGGTACGGCCTTGTAGAGTGGTTTCACCCATGGAATACGCATGAGGAAAGAAGAGTAGGTAAGATCATAACAATAGTCTCAGTGATAGTAGTAACCACTCTGATCGCGCTAGCCGCTATCTCAGAGCCTAAACCAAAGTCGATAGTCGTAGACAAGATGTACATCCCATCAGGGTACATGTACGTCTGGGATGCCAAGACACTAGAGCAAAGTGTAGAGCGCAGAGAGACCCGCTACTACCTAAAAGTCCAGAAGGAGGATCGCCTCGTTGAGGAGCGAGTCGACTCTACCACCTACGCTAATACAGCTGTAGGAGATAGAATCCAGCTGGACTAGAGATCACTCAAACGCAAAGATGGAGCTCACCTGTGTTGCTCATATCGCTAAACGCACTATCTTTGCATCGGTTCCATTTATTGAGTGATTACACGACGTGGGTTCGCCTCTTAGCCATAATGGAGGCGGCCCACACAAGGCTGGTTAGCTCAACAGCATAGAGCAGAGGTTTCCTAAACCTCAGGTTGGGGGTTGGAGTCCCCCACCAGCCACATAGCCGGCCACAAGGTCGGCTATTTTAGTATAAACAAATAACAAGCAAATAGGAACGACAATGAAAATCAAGGTATTACTGACGAAAGAGCAAGAGTTTGAGGTAAAGGAGCAAGATATATACAACCTCATCATAAGGAATATAGAAGCTAATGGGAGGGATCAACACGATCCTAAAGTCGTAAATGACTACCTTTACCTGATCCCAGATATGTTAAGAGTAGCTATAAGAGACAGATTTGACCGATATTACAAGGAAAACTACGACATATTCAGCTTAAAGGATCAAGTAGAGACAGTCCAGGAAGTTCAAGAGCAAGTACTATCTATTCACCGCGAGAAGATGGAGGAGTACAACGAGCGATTGAGGAAGAGAGAAGAGACGAACAAAGCACATCAGCACTACAACGATCTACTCAGTAAGCTACCTAAGTCCCAGCAGACAGCCTTTGGTCCACTCTTCATAGAGTCAGTAGACGAGCGTGGTCTCAACATGCGACACGAGAATGGTGAGATGTATGGAATTAAAGAAGATAGAGAAAATGGCTACTTTGACTTTAGTGGTATCAAGGAAGATCTACCCTTCCTCAAGGGCTTAAAGTTCTACATAGACCTAAAAGATATCAAGCGATCTCTCGTACCATCATCGAACGTGGGAGTCAGGATAACGCCAGATAATGGCCCGTCCATCTTCATCCCATTAGACCTATACAACTATGATGAAGGCTACGACAATGCCATCATCGGTCTCACATACAACGATGTGATGCTGACTTGTATAAACATATAGAAAGCAGAACTTATGAAGAAAGAAGAAATTGCAGCCATCAAGACCCAGATGCAGCAGTACACAGGTACTAAGACCATCATGGCAACACCAATGACACGAGGAGAATACAACGCTCTACGTGGATGGGAAATACCAGCAGGCGAAGATCCTAGCGACCCAGGCTATCTGGTACAGTATGAAAATGACAGCAAGGCTAACGTAGAAGGCTTTGATGGGTATATCTCCTGGTCTCCTCAGAAGCCATTTGACCTGGCGTACAATAAATCTGGAACAATCAAGCAGCGCCTCTTCATCGAGATGGAGCAACTCTACAGACGCATGTTCCTCCTGAAGAAATATATCCATGGGGAAAGTCCAGACAGCGAACACTATAGACTCTTAATCATCCAGCTCAAGGCTATGGATACGTACTATCAGATCCTGTGTATGAGATATGAGATGCTAGAGAGTAAGTAACAGACACCACAGAAAAAAAATAACCTCATCCTTCCTCAAAGGCTAACACTCAATGAGGAGGGTGAGGTTATTTTAGTATAAGATGCAAAAGAATATGGAAATGAAAAATTTAGAGCTAAAGAGAGGGTATCAACAGATAGCTTCACATAAAACCATAGCTAGCTTCAAATTCGCTAACATGAATGTTCAATACACCTACGTAATGAGCCAAGTGGAGATCGATGAGGAGAGAGCAATCTATGCTGGATACCTGATGAGAACCATTAAAGGGCCAGATTTGAAGGTGATGGGTGAAATGATTAAGACCTGGGTAGACAAAACACCATCTTACGAGGATGACCTACACAAGCTAATCAACGAGGACCGGGAGATGCTGGTGAAGCAGATCCTACAAGAAGACAACGAAGAAGACAATGAGTAAAGACTATAAACTATACATAGCGTCGGTAAGCCTGCCTATCGAGATAAAGCCCAGAATCTACGCAGTCATAGCCGACGAGATAGTTAGAGATGGGGTGATCGCCATAGCAGTAAGAGAGCAGTATCATCTCTGCGACGGCGATACCCCTAACCCTAAAGTAAAGAAGGTCATCTATGACTTAGTGGACAACAAGATCATAGATGGTGGTGGAGAACGATTCTACATTGTCAGAGCGCTCAAGGATAATCGCATCCCACTAGACACTAAATTCCAGATGGTAAGAGCTAACACAGCCTTCGAGGCAATGCAGGCTTCCTCAAAAGCCTTATGGCTGAGGAAGGACAAGACTCTCAGATGGGAGGCAAAGGAAGCCACTCTTGTCGAAGACTTATTCGATATCATCCACCTAGGGCCAGTAAGCGAAAACTAACACAAGCATCAAGATGAAGACGGCAACATCAACAAAAGAACTAAAGTGGCGTGGATACTCAGATGAGGGCGTAGAGATCTACTACGCATCAGTGGACAATGAGGAAGGCGAGAAGATTGCTGAGTACACCATCAAGATCTACGGAGCTAAGGGCCATCTCTACATGCAGCACACAGTAAAGGAGGCTGATGGGTGGCCACTATACGGAGGAGAATACCTCATTGACGACGCACGTAGATGGACCCTTGACTGGGCGAAGGGCGTAGCAGAGAAGCACTTCAAAGAGAATTACAAGCATGTAGAGCAATGAAACAGTCTCTGACCGACAGAATCGCCATGTGGTGCGTTAAAAACATCGGGGTGGATGGATGCCTCCACTTTATAGCAATCGCCTCACTGACGAAGATTGTGAGCCTCCTAGGGGGTATCTGGGTAGCTATCGTCATCTCTGCGGCTATCTCGGTAGCCAAGGAGATCTGGGATGCTAAGAGAGGCAGCTACTTCGACAAGAAGGATCTAGCCTGTGACGCGCTGGGCATTTTCTTCGCTCTCCTCATGTCCTTATAGATGTATTACCTTTGTGCCATAGATCCTGAGGAAAAGCCAAAGGACGCAACTCTATTATATAGAATATGGCAAAGAAGTATGTATACATTAAGGAAGAACCTATCAGCGCCGCAGGTCCTGATGGTACGACCGTGAGGAAGGAGGGATTTATCCCTACCAAGGCTGAGGATATCAAGGTAGAGCAGATCGACGAAAACGGAGCTAAGCTCAACCAAGAGTACTACCTGAGCTGGGTAAACCAGACAGGTGCTAAGCCCAAGCAATGGCCCGACGGTCGTCTCGGTCTAGTTGCCGAGATGGAAGATGATACAGAGAAGTACTGGATCATGGGACAGGACGGCAACGTCCGTGAGTATAAGAAGTACCCTGGTGGTGGTTTCTTTGTAGAGGACTGGAAGCGTAAGCTCGACCGTTCCTTCGGTATCACAGATGAGATGTGGGAGCGTAAGGATAAGAAGATCGACCTGATCCACGCGTTTATGTTCTTCGTACTTATCATCGTACCAGCGTTTGCAGTAGTAGGAAGCCTAGCGTGGTGGCTACACAACGCAGTAAACTAACAAGTATAGGGGTAGGCCTAGTGCCTGCCCCTAACTATTTAACAACAAACCAAAAATATTCACTACCTTTGTGATGCTATAATCATTTTAATAATCAAGTCAAGTATTGTAAGGGTCTATCCGGGAGGATCGGCCCTTATCTCGTTTAATAACACAGGAAATATGAGAAAGCTAAAGGTCAAGAAGACCAACCTTATGAAGATCATCGATGAGCTTCAGAACACAGTGGCGTGCTGTAGAGCTCTACAGATGAATGAGACAGACGAATGCGCCTATATGGGCGAGGAGTGCTTCACCTCAGAAGTGCTGCGCGTAACTGACACTGAGGATGAATGCTATACCTGTCTACTCACAAACAAGGATCTCTATGATGTCCTAAGAATCACCAAGCGATACCCAGAGACCATCTTTATATGGATCGAGGAGCTTCAGCTGTGGGGTCTCGTGATTCAGTCCTTCGGTATGCTATACAGTGGTGTAGAGATGTACGAGGTAGCTGAGGAAGGAGACGAGGATGTGATGGAGATAGAGTTCCCATTCCCCGGGGAGGATGACCCTGAGGAGGACGACGATGAGGAAGAGGATGAGGAATAATCCTTATCTTTGACCTGTCGTTACTGACAAGCTGTATCGCCAAGGCGACATAGTTGTGCTTATTATAGTTGATGGTATTGGGGGTGGCTTCTGATGAGGTCACCCCCTTATCTAAGAAAATCAGTAACATGAGTACAAAGCATAAGAAGAAAAGAACTAAGAATTACAAAGGCCCACCTATGGATAGAGAAGGAATGCGCAACGCGTTAGTCCGGTTGCTTATGATAAACAAGGCTAAGCATATCCTCCTCAACCTACCTACAGGCTTTGGGAAGTCCGCGCTGGCTATCGAAGTGATCAACTGCATCAAAGACATCAAGAGCGTGCTCTTGCTGGTCAATGAGGTTGGTCACGGCAAGAACTGGGAAGCGGAGTTTGAGAAGTTCCTGAGGAAGGAGGGAGTAGAATGCGAGACGTATTGCTACCACTCTATGCACAAGTTGGCTGGCAAGAGGTATGATCTCATCATCGCTGATGAGGCGCATCACCTAGTCACTGACAAGCGTAAGGAGGCGTTCATGGATCTCAAGTCCACCTATACTGTCTTCCTCAGTGCCACCCTCAAAGAGGACGAGGTACTTCTCCTCAGACACTTTAGGCCGGGACTCAAGAAGCTCAAGGTATCACTGAAGAACGCCATTAAGTCTGGTGTCTTACCGGAGCCTGAGATCTGGGTGATGCACTCTAGCTTGGACAACAAGGTAGCTAATCAGGTTATCAAGGTTGTACGTGATCCCAACAAGCCCTTCACAGTCAAGGCTGGCTACGACAAGAGGTTCTTCTGGCTGTCCAAGAAGCATAACCCATCAGCCAATGTGCTGATCAGCTGTACGGAGAAACAGTACTACGACTACATTGAGAGCCGAGTAAGCTGGGCTAAGGATAACTTCGACCAGCAGCCAACAGAGTACAACAAGCAGGTATATCTCAACGCTTGCATAGAGCGAAAGAAGGTCCTAGGAGAGATTAAAACATCACGAATCAAGAGTATCACTGATCGCATCCGCGCTAAGGGTAAGAGGTTCGTATGCTTCGTCTCCTCAATAGACCAGGCTGACGCTCTCAACTACGAGTGCAGCATCCACTCTAAGAAGAACAACAATCAAGCAACACTCGACAACTTCAATAACGGACAGACCGATGAGATCTTCGCTGTAGGTATGCTACAGGAAGGCTACAACCTCTTCGACTGTGAGGTAGGTGTTATCTCTCAGCTCGATGCAGGGGAACGAGGTGTGATTCAGAAGGTAGGACGTGTCCTACGACATGATAAGCCCCTTGTGGTTATCCTGTGTATCGACAACACCAGAGATGAGGACTTCCTCAAGTCGGCCCTTGAGGTTATCGGTGATAGCCAGAAAGTGTACCACTCAAAATGACAGACATTTCATTCGGACAAATCATATTCAATGACGCTTATCTGGAGAGCATAGGGCTCACCTACCAGGAGATGGCGCTACTCATGAGTAGTAGGATGCTCGTGGCACCTAAAGGTACCGGAGAGCACCTCTATAATGAGATAGGACATATTGTCAATATTGTCAAGGAAGGTGATGCATACTATGCAACAGCTGAGACTGACGCTATTATCTGGAAAGCTGTGAGGTTTGGCTCTAGGGAAATGGATGAGGTAGAACTCGCCAGAGAGCTTCTCTTCCACTACAAGCCAGGCAAGAGGGACAACATCGTCTCTCTCTCTTCCTCAATCCGAGCGTTCCGACAGAAGTACCCACAGATCTCTATATGGTCGCTCAGAGAGGCTATATCGAAGTACAGGAGTACTAGGACAACCATAGAGCCACTGCAGCTACATAAGGTAATAGCCCACGTAGATGCAGATATGAACTTCCAGAGCGTCATATACCACCACGTCAAGAATATCAGACACATATTAAGATGAGTAAGATACGATCTAGCGCCGAGGAGTTGCCACTAGCTAGACAGCTAAGGGCGCTCTACCCCAAGGGCAAGAGACCAGGCTACTCAGTGCCGTTTGCTGGGGCACCAGCGAACATAGCAATATCACTAACAAACTTCCGTACGGTCTTTGACCCCAATAGGGAGATTGAGGAAGAGGTCATCATCGAGGCTACCAAGAAGTACGTCGACTCACTGAGAGGAGACTGGACTTACCTGAGAGGCCTTGAGGACTTCATCTTCAGCTACGGAGGCACACCACAGAATCCTAAACACGAGTCCTACCTACTCAACTGGATCGAGCTCGGAGACGAGATGATCGTAGAAGAAGAGAACTGGACACAAACCCTAGTATAACAAACAGACAAACAAATGAAGATTTCAAAAAGCGTGATCAAGAATGGCGATGGCTATCAGGCTACCATCTGCCTTTACAGCGAGACCGATCCCTACGAACAGCCTGTATACACCCACTTCGTAGCAGAAACACCCAAGTCAGCCATCGTAGGAGCACGCCTCAAGATGCTCGCATTGTTCGAGAAGGCACAGAGCCGAGCCATCAATCAGCGTATCGAGGTAGGCGCTCTTCTCCTCAAACTAAACCCCAATGAGTACGGCGAAGAAGAAGTCACTAACGGATAAAGTCCTGGACCTCATTGGTGCAGCTCAGGCTGTAGATGATGTCCAGCAGAATATCATACCTTTGTCCTTCCAGAGGTTCAAGCGGAGCTTTCCTGGCATCCAGAGAGGAACGTATCACCTGATTACGGCTTACTCAAATGGAGGTAAATCACAGTTCACCTGTGCCTACTTCCTTTTTGAGCCCATCCTCAAGGCGTTCTACTCTGGTGGGCGTACCAAGGTCAATGTCATAGCATTTCCTCTTGAGGAGACGCAGGAGGATATTATGCTAAGATTCATCAGCTACCTACTCTATCGTAACATCAAGAAGATCGTCCCCAAGTCGGTCCTCAAAGGTACTCACCCTGAGAAGAAGATCGATGAGGAGACGAAGAAGTATATGGAGACAAGGGACTTTCAGTCCTTCCTCAGGTACTTTGAGTCTTGTATGTACTTCAGCACGGCTGATACGATGGAGGGGATAGAGTATGATGTAGACAGATACGCCGATATGCACGGCACCATAGAATATGAGGAGAAGGAGGAGACGGATGAAGTGACCGGGGTGATCACCACTACCAAGGTACCGGAATCCTACAAGATTGCAGACGACAACAAGTATGTGATCATCTGGATCGACCACCTCTCTCTAATCACGCCGAGCAAGGGTGAGTCTCTCAAGGCCTCTATGGACCGACTGAGCAAGTACCTGAAGAAGAAGGCAGCTAACTTCTACAAGTTCATACCTGTGGTGGTACAGCAGCAATCAGGGGAGAATGAGACGCAGGAAGCAGTCAAGGCTAAGCGTACTCGACCTACACGCTCAGGTCTAGCTGACACTAAGTACACATATAGGGATGCTGATGTTATGATGGGGATCTACTCACCAGCTGTACACGACATCCCTCAGTACGCAGGGTATGATATCAAGAAGTACAGAGATAACATCAGATTTCTATCAATCGAAAAGAACAGGGACGGAGAGGTTGGAAGTACGATCGGACTTATTTTCTGTGGAGCGATGGCCTTCTTTAAGGAGGCTAAGAAGCCGGAAGGTGAGGCTGGATATGTAGCTGACGACCTCAAACTAATAGAAACATTTCGTAAGTAATAAGCATGGCAAAAGCAATCATTGTCGCCGGTAAGACTGGTACAGGCAAGTCTTACTCAATGCGCAACCTCAGGCCTGAGGAGACGCTAATCATCAACGTCGTGCCACTCAAGGATATCCCTTTCCGTGGCTACAAGAAGAAGTTCAACACGCAGAACCGCAACTTCGTAGAGACTGATGACTACCATCAGATCATGAAGTTCATCGCCTCTACCAAGGCTGATGGTCCCCTCAAGCATATCAAGACCGTCGTCATCGATGATACGATCTACTTGATGCGTAACGAGAGCTTCAACACTATCCGGGCTGGAGAGAAGGGCTACGACAAGTTCAACCGTATGGCGGCGAACTTCCAGGAGTTACTCTACTTCCTCTCTAAGCAGCGTGCGGACCTGCAGGTAGTACTGATGATGCACGTAGAGAAGGACGACGACACTACCTTGGAATTTCCGGAGTACAAGCTCTCCTCAGTAGGTAAGCTCGTAGACAAGCAGTCTAACCCGCTGGAGCTTGTCACCGTCACCCTCTTCACTGACGTAGAGTTTGATGATGAGGAAGACGAACCTATCTATCGCTTCATCACACGCAGGACTAAGCGTCATGGCTTCACTATCCCAGCTAAGTCACCTGTAGGTATGTTTGAGGAGAGATACATCGATAACGACCTTCAAGCAGTCCTCGACATCTCACGTGAGTACTATGAGGAAGAAGGGACTATGGTAGAGCCTCCCAAGAAAGAAGAAAAGCCCTCTGCAGCTAAGCAGGCCAGGCCAGCCGCAGAGATCAAGTAATAACCATTAACAATTCATAAGCATGGCATCAAGAACAGAAGTAACAGCAATGCGCTGGATCCTCAAGGTCATCGAAGACTACAACGCTAAGGTAGCCGGTCTTGAGGAGAAGAAGACGGTAGTAGCATCTAAGTGCGAGGAAGAAGCTCAGCGTGCAGCACAGCGCGCAGCTGAGGCTGTACGAGCTCGCTACGCCAAGAAGCTCGAGGCTATGGGTGTAGAGGAAGAATCCTACAAAACGCTCATCGAACTAAACGCTGAGCACCTCAAGAAGCTCACCGGTGGTCTCAGCCCCAAGGAGTTCGCTGACCTCAGTCACGACGAACAGATGAAGATCGTAGTCGTCATCCCTAGCGAGGAAGACCAGGAGGAAGCTGAGGATGAACAGCCTAACCTCGATGCTCCTGAGGAAGACGAGACGCCAGATCTCGATCCTGAGGAAGAGGATGAAGACGACACCGTCCCAGTAGAGGATGCTGACACCACGGAGTTCGTCCATCCTGCAAGCTACGATCATGAGGAAGAGGACAAGGATCCCTTCTCCTCATCTATCGATGATCTCCCCTTCAACTAATCAAGAACCATTCATAACAACATAACAAGACAAGTATTATGGCATTTGCAAAAGGCGAAAACAATCAGTCGCTCTCCCTCAACTCAGAAGCACGTGATGTGTATGTAGGTATCACACCTGTACGTATCACCGCAGTCAACCCTACCAACGCTGAGCTCAGCGAGATCCTCGGTCGTAAGATCGAACGTGACGAGCCTAAGTACTCAGGTACCGCAGAGTACAAGGACGAGCAGGGCAACGTAGAACGCACAGTAGACTATGTAGACATCGTCTTCCACGTAGAGACGCTTGAGGAGATGACTGATGGGCGTAAGCTCAACTCTTCCATCCGCTTCCGTCTCTACAAGGAATTCTTCCAGTCTAAGGGCGACAACGGTAAGCCTATCCGCTATCAGGTAATCGACAAGTATGGTAACACCGCATGGGCTACGGCTGAGCAGGTAGAGGCTAAGCAGGAGGTCGTGTATGACAGCGGCTTCAAGGCTCGCATCTTCCCTGGCTTCCGTCGTGCTGTACGTGGTGAGGAAGATCTCGTGAAGTTCATCCGCACGTTCCTGCAGATCCCTGAGACACATCAGTATGACAACAACACGAAGCAGTGGCTCCCAATCGCCAACCTTCAGGAAGCTGAGTGCTGCATCGACGATATCAAGAGCCTCCTCGCTGGCAAGATGAAGGAGCTCAAGGGTATCGTCAAGGTAGGTGAGCTTCGTGCCATCAAGCTGATGTTTACGGCTCGACAGGATAAGGATAACCCATCGGTATTCTATCAGTCGGTCTACAATCGTCTCTTCTTCACGTCCTATGCTAAGTCTACCTATATCAACAAGCAGGTAGCTAAGCACATCGATGAGCTCGCTGCCTTCGGTGGGTCTATCAAGGATCAGTTCTCTACGGACGCTATCGCACCCTTCGCAGCTAACACGATCTCTACGTTTGCTACCACGCCTAAGAACGTAGGTGCAGCTACAGCAAGCAGTGCTGAGCTCTCCGGGGATGATGATCCCTTCGGTGGTGCTAGCAACGCTGATCCTCTCGCAGGCGGAGCTCAAGCAACTGGTGATGACGATCCCTTCGCTAATGAACCCGCTCCGTTCTAATGGCGTTTGGACTGGGAACAGCAGATGGTGACCGGTTCATAGATGAAGCTCGGGACCTCGCCATGCTCAAGGAATACCTTGGCGTGGAGAGGATCCCCTGCCTCATCAGATCTCCGATGAGACTAGATAGAGGTGCCTCCTTCTCGATCTTCAAAGGTCGAAAGGGAGGCATTCTTTATAAGGATCATGGGACCGGTGAATCAGGGTCTGTGTTAAAATTAATATCTTTGCTCACAGGCGAGACAAGAGCCAAGCTCATCGAGGACTTCGGGAACAAGACTATCAAGAATCACAACAGGTTACAGATGGAGGTTGTAGATCAGATCATAGACATATCAGTCACGACGCGCGAGTTTAGTGCGGTGGATGAGAAGTATTGGTCTGCCTATGGTATCACCACTAAGGACCTTGCGGAGTTCGGTGTGTATGCTGTCAAGACTATAAGTATCAACAAAGGCAGTGGATATAAGACCTTCCCAGCGGAGGTGCTATCCTATGCCTATGTAGAGAACAAGGACGGACGTATGCACATCAAGGTATACCAGCCGAAGAGTCAGAAACTCAAGTGGCTATCTAACACCGATGCTTCAGTGTGGAATCTGTGGACTCTCCTGCCTCCTCAGGGGAAGAGAGTCATCATTACATCATCTAGGAAGGACGCTATGTGCCTGTGGAAAACCTTAGGTATCCCAGCTACAGCTATGCAGTCTGAGGGCACCAAGCCTAACCATAAGGTGATGATGGATCTCTTCAAGCGCTTTGAGGAGGTGTACCTATTGTACGATAACGACTTCGAGTCTAGCGTCAACAACGGACAGCACTACGCTGCGGTGTTACGTGAGAAATATCCCAAGCTCATCAACCTGGTTCTACCTAAGGACTATGGATGTAAGGACCCCTCAGATCTTGCGGAGACCTATGGGGTGGATGTTATGGCCGAGGTTGTGCTGACACTAATGTATCATGACGGGAAACAAGAAGATCAGGGGAGCCTCCTGGACGGAGTACAAGGGGATCAAATTCCGTTCTAAGCTAGAGGAACGGTTCTTCAAGATATGTGAGAACCACGGACTCAATGTTATCCACGAGCCGAAGAAGATGACGCTCATGGAGAAGTTTGAGCCTAAGAAGGTGAACTTCCACTCATCGATGTACAAGATCGTGAATGTGGTAAGAGCCATCACATACATGCCTGACTTCGTCTATATGACGAAGACCCAGCTACACATCATAGAGTGTAAGGGCTTCGCCAATGACGTTTACCCTGTCAAGAGGAAGCTCATACTACAATACCTAGAACAGCTCAAGACAGATCTCGAGATTCACTTCTGGGAAATCAAGACAGTCAAAGACATCAAAGAATTTATAGAACACGTGTCGCACTCTACCAAGAGTGCGTGAATTGAAACATAGAATACACTAAGAACAATGAGTAACCATCCAGACTTTAGAGACCTTGCTTGGGACGTGAGCGAGGAAGTCTATCGTGCGGATCCAGCCTTGTCGTATAGTAAGATCTCTCGCTTCCTCAGGGAAGGTATAGGGAAGATCGACAACCTCGACGACAAGGTCACATCTGCATCCTTGACCTTCGGGTCCTTGGTAGACTGTCTCTTCACAGCGCCCGAGGAATTTCCTGAGCGGTACGTAGTAGCCAATGAGGACAACGTGCCATCAGGGAAATTGAAGGACGTGATAGACCTTCTCCTTTCCTCAACCACTTACGCTAAGGTGGTAGAAGTCCCTGAGGAAGAGATACACAAGGCCTGCATTGAGTGTAAGTACTACATCGATGATAGGTATAAGTCCTCACGACTGAAGAACGTACACGGCTGTGCTGAGTACTTTGACGCTGTAAGGAAGACCCAGGGGAAGAACATCATCACACAGGATCAGCTAGACAAGGCTATGGCCTGCGTCAATGCCCTACGAGCTAATACAGGCGTATCAAAGCTCCTAGAGGTACCTGTGTTCGATGGTGAGGTCTTCTACCAGCAGAAGTTCACAGCTAAGATGGGCCGTGTAGGATTACGCTGTATGGCAGATATCATCACTGTGGACCACGCTAAGAAGTTGGTAAGGATCATAGACCTCAAGACCACCAGTAAGGTCGAGGATGACTTCCCAGAGTCAGTTATCGAGTGGAACTACGGCATACAGGCTCAGATGTACTACGACATCATCAGGGCTAGGATGAATCAGCACGAGCAGTTCAAGGACTACGAGCTTGATGACTTCCACTTCATCGTGGTGCGTAACAACGGCACACCACGACCTCTAGCATTCAAGTTTGAACAGACAAAGGGTGGCAAGGTTGGATATACCATAGGAGACCACAGCGTACCATCGTGGCGCAAGGTAGCCGCAGAGCTTGAATACTATCTCTCCTCAGGCGTTAGACACTACAAGGAGATCAACGCCGAGGAAGTGAACTCTATTGAGAACGTCTATGCGAAGAGGCTATAAAGCATCCACCGTTGTGATGACGGCAGAGAAAGGTCCTATACCATTGAGGGACGCTAACGGCTGCACCTTCCTTACTGAGGAAGGGCTACGTAGAGGGCGTATTATGTATGGGGAGCCTACACGACTCAAGACTTGCTCCTATGTACCTATCCCTATGTTGGGATCAGTCCAGACACCTGTGGCAGTGATGCCTGAAGAGATTGAGGAAAGGCGTGATGGTCTTTTCCTTCCTTCTTTTTCTTCTACTCTTCCTCTTTCCTATCTGATGATTGAGAGAGAATCTGAGAGGGAGTGGTTTGCCTATGGTGTTTTGGTTGGGGTGCATAGGCGTGAGGAAAGGATGATGACAGACACACTAACCATCTTTGATGAGCGTGCTTTCAGCAAGTTGCAGAAGAGTGCGCTACTCTACATCAAGGAAGGCCAGAGGGGCTTCCGTGTCCTTAATACCATAGCGGTATCTAATAGGGGCGATGTGATCAACAGCAGTCAGGTATCAGTTAAGCATAAGGTTGCGTACTTGCGAGGCCTGATGTCCGGACTGACCAAGGAGATCACTAACACCTACAACGATCACGCAGTCATATACAGGATGGCAGATATGTCCGATGAGGAGATCAGGATGTCTTGTGTGTCTGGCATGTGGTATATAGGGCACGGTCCTTTCGGGCCTAAGTTCATCCCGAGACTACAGGAGAATGACCTTGCGGTCAAGAGGATCCTGGAAGATAGGGAGTGGGATAATGTGTGTAACGTGTACTTCCCGGGTACAGATGAACCTATACGATTTGCCGCGCGCAACGGTATTGCTTTACGGTCTATGTCAAAAGAAGACGCATTCAGGGAATAAGGTAAGGGGGACCAGTTGCAGCTGATCCCCCTTATTACCCCTATATAGTACAATCAAAGAAAGAATAGAAATACTAAGAACAAAACAAATATAAGTGCAATGAAAACGATCCGCAATTTTATCTTCACTCGAGAGAAGAAGGCCATCACGAGTATCACACGCAAGTATGAGCAGCGTACTATCCTGGATCTCAAGGTCTCAAATATCAAGGTCACAGGTTTTCTCTATGAGGAAGAGACAGTATGGTTCGGTGGTCTCTTCTCCTCACGCCACTTCCGTAAGGAGATTGTAAGTAACCTGCCAGCCTCAGTAGCCCTGGGTATGGAGCGTATGGGCTATGAGATGCTCATCAGAGATATTGAGAACGAGCTGGACGAGGAAGCCTTCAAGTACCTGAAGAAAGGCTACGTGCGAGAACCCTACGACAAGCCTGAGGCTAAAGGGCACGAGGGCTTCCACGTAGAAGCATGCTAATCAACAACTAATAAGCAACGACTATGACTATCAGAGAACAGATTTACGAATCCAAGGTACGAGTAACGACAAGCAAGCGGTACATTGAAGACCCCAACGAGAGAGGTCTTGAGATCGAACTCAAGGACTTAGACTACTGGGATGATGTTGAGGATCTCCTAGAAGAATACTATGGGGATGATGAGGAAGGAGAACTCGAGGTTAAGATCCTTGAGGTAGAGGGCATCGATGATGACCGCATCTACAAGGAGGGCAGCAATGAGATACATGAATCCTTCTTCACGACTAAGGATGCATTTGACGAGCTCGATGAGGACCTACATGAGGCCTTTGAGGCTTACATCTGCAACTACCACTTTAACCCATGGGAGGTAGATACAAGCGACTCAGCCAGCTTCGAGGACCGATACAAGGGACAGTACTACAGCGAAGAAGACTTTGCTGAGGAGCTAATGAATGAGTGCTACGGTGAAGAGATTGAGAGGGTAGAGAGCATCTCACCATACTTCAGATTCGACCTTGACGCTTTCGCAAGAGATCTCTTCATCAGTGACTATACATACGTTGATAACGAAGTAATTGGCAAGCCAGGCTTCGTATTTTCAGACTACTAATATGGACGGAGGATTAAGACGCGCGCGACTATACGTCACGACACAGCTCATTGCTATGCGCAATGATGACACCAAGAAGTACAGCATCGGTAAGTGGACCACGCCAGGTAACTATGACTCTGTAGAGGAGTATATGGCTGCCTGTAAGGCTCTCTTCCCTAAGGAGAGGAATCCAGACATCCTCTTCCTCAAGACCTCTAACTTTCCTCAAGGGCTTATCTGCGAGGGAAGACTCTCTCAGGCCTTCTACAAGGTCCACAGAGACCTCCTTGAGGAAGAGCTGGAGGATTACCTTATCTGGGAGGAGTGGGCCAACAGAGGCTGCAAGAGAGGACCAGGAAAGCCTTACGACTGGCCTATGTATGTCTGCGAGCCTGCACTATTCAGAATGCAGCTGGTAGACAAGGGGTATGCAAACCTTGAAGACTTCATTCACGGCAACAAGAGCTGGATGGATCATCGCTTTCCTCAATTCCAATTCCTGCCGTCAGAAGCTATGGCTGAGGAAGAGGCAGTGAAGGCGTGCTATGAGGCCTACAAGGGTAGGATCTTCCTCAAGCAGCTAGATGTACCAATCGATATTAAGTAAAGAATATGGGAGTAACAATGACAGATGGACCGCACTACTATAATGGTGCGAAGTTCACAGTGCGTATGGATGTAGGCTACGAAGTATGCTGTTCAGAAGGCAACTTCAAGGATGCAACAATAAACGCTAAGATAGAATACAGCAAAACAGCAGAGGAGTTAAAGGCCTTAGCTGACCAAGGAGATACGAGCTGGTGTCCTGTAGAAGGGGCTAAGAGTTGGGAGGATTGTCAGGTCATCCTTGTCAAGATGGTCCAGGAGAACCTAGTAAACTTCTACAACGAGGCTGATGGTCTTGGAGCTGAGGACGCAAGATCCTTCGTATCAACAGTGACAGAAGAGTACTCAGACGAGAGCACTATCTTCTACCACGCCTCATACGACAGAGAGACAGAGGTAATAGATATCTTCGCTGGAGGAGACGAGATCACTGCAGACCTGTTTGATGAGAATATGGTAGAGGATCACATCATCATCACAAAAGAATCATTCAAGAAAGAACAATGACAAAGACATTAAGAGAAGAGACCATCACACTAATAGCTAGGAAGATAGAACTAGAAAGTGGGAAGATGATCTATAAGGAGAAAGAGTTTGCCATAGGAGAGATGACAAGGGAACAGTTTCAAAAGCAGCTCTCGGAATTTCTGTCTGATGGGTGGGAGAAGCACTCTATAGGCTTCGATATACCAGCTACGCTCATCAACTGGAATAGCGACTACATCATAAAAGGCGACTTCTTCAAGGCTAAGGAGATACTTGAAGAGGAAGCATTGCTAGCCTATGAACTATGGCTTCTTACAATGCAAAACGAGTTCGGGCCGAAATGGGATGTAGGATTAGAGGAGTTCGAAGAGCAGTACTACGGATGCTTCGACACTCTCGAGAACTACGCACAGCACATGATCGAGGAGTGGGATAAGTCTAACTTCATCCCCATCCAGCTTAGCGGTAAGATCAAGCCAAGCGACGTACTTATTGATAGTTACTACATGAAAGAAGTGACTGTCATCAAGGGGCCAAGCCTCAAGGACTCAGATAAGGATGTGGTGTATATCCTTCATTCTGAAGAGTACTATGACCGAATGGATCGGTAAATACTAAGCAACAAGGATATGAATAAGATAAAGATAGCAACAGTACCTAAACCGCTTGAATGGCGGAGAGGCTATAAGACAGCGGTCTTTACGAAAACTGAGATCTTTAGAGCCATAAACACTGAGCTATCAAAGAACGTATGTTCATACTATCAGATAGAAAAAGATAGCAAGACAGGCATCCTATACCTCAGCGTCGTAGTGATTGATGAAGAGGAAGAACACGAGTTTGATCCCTTCGCGAATTCATACGATATAAATGAGCTAATGGAGATAGCTGAGCAATGTCGACTTAGGTGTCTCGGAGGCTTCACGTGTGGACGAGTAAGTCAGGCTGAGATCTTAGAGGATATGATGCCACCGCTGAACTGGAAGGATGTAGAACTGCCAACTATGTCAGGCTTGAAGTCGTGCATATACGCAAAGATCCTAAGCCTGAGCAAGGACGGCGAGCTGTACTTCCTCATCTCCCAGGACCCCACAGGAAGGTGTTACCTAGAGATAACGTGCTGCCTAGACTCAGAGGACACGGTCAAGGAAGTCATCTATACCGACAACGACGTAGAGATGGTCAAGGACTTTGCTAAGCGATACAGACTGTATCAGGTAGCAAAGGGTCTTACCGGAGGATAATCACTTGAGGAAGGGAGAGTAGGTGGAAACATCTTTCTCTCTTCCTCAACCACTATAACCAAGATGGAACAAGAAAGAGATATACTATTTGGTGGGTACAACGCCAGGAATGAGTGGGTCACTGGATCAGCTTGCCATGATGATAATGGCACCGGATGGCTGATATTAGGTCCATACATGAGCGAGGAAACAGATGTGGAATGCGTAAGCTACGTCTATCAATACACAGGTATAGACCTCAAAGGCAAGCTCGTCTTTGAGAAGTGCAGGATAGTAGGTGGCTATCAGTGGATGGATAGAGATGGTACAGCGATGTCTAGAGAGATAGATGATGTCGTAATATTCTCTAGAGGATGCTGGGTACTTGAGAGCACAGGTGAGAGCCTATACGATCTACTTAACAATGACCAGCTGTACTGGGATGCAGAGGTGTTAATGCCGGAAGAATGAAGGAGATAGAACAAAATATGAGATTTGACGGTGAGCTTCTCACTGTCAAGGATGATACAGGTACTACCTCGGTACCGGTAGAGAAGCACGGAGACTTCTACTATCTGCCGAAGAGATACCTGTATGGATTCTGTGTAGCTATAAGTCATGATGCGATATACTACTGCAGAGATTCTAGGATAATGTCACAGGATAAGCTGACAGCTGAGAACCTGAGGAACGCCAAGGAATCCCTAGTAGATAAGATCATGACTACTATAGCAGAGAAATTACTAAGCTAAACAACAAGACAACTATGTATACAAATCGAAAATTTCAGGCTTACCCAGACGCTAAAGTCTACGTAGTGCCATACGAAGAGTTCCAGAAGATGGATCTCAACGACACCGAGACTAAGCATACGTGCGGTCAGTGGGTAAACCTATGGGAATGGCCTAGCATCGAAGCATTCTACAACCACTGCGCTCTACTACACTACGGATACGAACGAATACCACCACGGATCATTTCCACTAGCGATATGCCAGCGTTCTTCATGAAGAACTTCAAGCTGCGACCTGAGTTCTTCGAGATCAACCAGAGCCTCTCAAGGTGTCACACCGAGGCATACGAGTTCTGGGTAGAGACACAGATGGAGCACTTCAAGGGGAATGAGGAGAAGGTAAGACTCGATATCGACTCATTCTGGGATAACCACCTGGGATCCTACAATAATGTAGAGGACTTCGCAGACTCAGTAGAGTCGGATCCTATCAGGTACGAACTTGACGTGGATGTCACCGGGATGACCAAGGAGGAGATACTCTCCTCAGAAGAGTTTATGAATTGCTTCGTCTACGGAGGAGAGTACAACTACTTCTTCAAGAAGCCTAACTGGTAAGAATATCTCTTACCACCATACTAACTATAAATATATATACAAGAAGAGGGGAAGGTACTGATTATCAGCGCTTTCCCCTCTTTTTTTTTATACAGCATTGTATAAAGAATCTGAATTTACTATACAGCATTGTATAAAATCCAAATACTTTCATTACCTTTGCAGTACAGAACGATAACAACAGATAGATATGGCAACTCCAAGATGTCCATTCGCCATGGATTTAGCCCTTGAGGCAGAATTTCAGAACAGGTATAGGTACACCACACAGAAGGATCTCCACGTTGTAACAGGCGAGGGAGAGATGACTGACGTGGATCTATCCGTCAGACAGAAGGAGATGGTAGATGTCTCACAGCACGTGCGTGTCTACCCTAAAGGCTTTCAGGTAATGTCAAGGCTGTCACCATCAGCGCTAATCATCTTCGCAAGGCTCTCCCAGGGTCTTGATGAGGAGAACTGTGTAGTGCTGGACGCAAAGGTTATTTCTGAGGAAGAGGGTATTGCTCTCAACTCTGTGTATCGTGGCTTGCGTGAGCTGATTGAGAAGTCTGTAATTTCTCGCCGGCAGATACGCCGTTACTGGGTTAATCCTCTTTTTATGTCCCGAGTTAACCGAGTACGGCTTTATCAGGCTTACATGCGTGACGTGGTGGATCCTATTGAGGAGGCTACGAATATCTCTCTTGAGGAAGAGGTAGGCATTGTACCTGTGCTTGAGGAAGAGCCTAAGGACGCTATCGTTGTTGCCCTTATTCCTCAGGAGCTTGTACCGCAGAGTATTGACGTGCAGGTTATCAATACTAACGAGAACGGCTATACGTATGTAGCGACTACTGAGCAGACCTTGAAGGGTTCCCCGACCCTTAGCGCTTCTATACGTCCTTACCGTTTAGATAGGAAACGTTACGACCTTATGCCTTCTTCTCTTCCTCAACCGGCATCATCAGTTAAACCCCATATAGTAGAATCATGATCATCTTAGAACCATCAGTCTCCCTGTACGAGTGTGGAGACGATTTAGAGACTCATATCGCACGATGTGCGAGCGTGTGCTACGATTCCTCACCGAAGGATAATAAGCGTCTCTGCGAGCATTTGTGGCGCTCTGGGCATAGGTCTATGTTCCGTCACACCACCAGGTATTACCTTATACCCTCAGAACACGCTCACGTAACAGCGCGCCTCAGTCAGTTTACGCATGTAGTCTTTGAGCATGTTAGCCTTGGCAGGGACCTTAATGGACAGGCTGCATTTGGCGTAATAGCCTATGTAGCCAGCAATGGTCAAGCCTATGAGGAGAACGACAAGGAGTACCTACGTGAGGAATGGAGGATCCCTGCAGAGAAAGCACCTGAGTCTATCCGCAGGTATACCATAGAGTGCGTCACCTCTATCGATATCTCGCGAGAGCTGAATAGGGTATCACCTAACGCCATCGCAGAGAGCAGCACGAGGTTAATAATCTACGGCACGAAGAAACGTCCAGACCTACCTATACTCAAGACAGTGTTTGCCGATGAGGACCCTGAGCGCTGGGAGGATAGCCTGAGGAAGTTCAAGATAGACGAGGAGTACTACTTCTCTCTCCTCAAGAAAGGATACCCAGTAGATTACGCCAGGAAGCACCTCCCATTAGGTACGGCAACAAAGGTTGTCTACACTTACACCAGGCGAGAGTGGGACGAGATCTTCCGAAAGCGTGTTGATGGAGAGACCGGAGAACCACACGCAGATGCCAAGGATGTGATGACCAAGGCAAGGGATCTCCTAGATAAGCAGTAACTTAGGGGTGCGTACTTTCGGGTGCGTACCCCTTCTTTTTGGGATAGAATCACATATAATATAGACTATGCATTGTAGAATACTGAGTCCTGAGACACACGACGAGATCAAGAGATTGATCAACGAGTCTGAGTATGAGGGGCAAAAAGGTATGAGTCCAATCAAGCACCTGGCCGACAAAGTAGATAAGGTCCAGGCGCTTATTGCTTATACCGAGATGACACAAGGGTACGAGTTCACTGATAAGCAGCTTACTCAAAAAAGCACGATCCGTATCCTTGAGCGTAAGTTCCAGGAGCTTGTCAAGAATAACGAGGAGGTCGATGCGGTACTTGATAAGATCGGGAAGATGGATCCTAAGGGTAGACCTATTCAGGAGACCGAAGGATATAAGGCTGTCATGTCTTACGTGCCACACTATATCAATAACGCGCTGGAGAAAACCGCCTACGAGTTCCTAACTCAGGATGCTATAGGCAAGATCAACGACCTCAACTCGGCTATCCTCCTTCGTATCCTTGACAACGTTTACAAGAAGCGCGCGAGGTATGCCATGGATAGGACCGATCTTGAAAAGAACATCGCGCGAGTCGCCAAGATTATTGAGTCAGGATTCAAGGGGTTCCGTAAGTCAGATGGGAGCGTCGACACAGGCGCTGTACTCAACGAGCTTATCAAGAACGGTGATGGCAAGACGAGGCTTAGTGACGACGCTGTAGACAGAATAAAGGATGAGTTCGTCGATGTCGCTACCAATATGGTCAACGAGGCAATGAAGGCTAAGATGCCAATCATCGACGTGCTTCATAGCCTGGCTGGTAATGGTGAGATCAGGATGCTCTCTGTTGCCGAACGCAACGCTATGGGTGTTGTAGACTCAACTATCTACTCGCTTATAGCATCAGAAGCTAAGAACATGGTGGATAAGGGTGTCAGGGTACTTCATGACGCATCAGTCCTTGGCTACCGACAGAATGCAGACGCTACCGCACGTGCCCAGGAGAGTAGGGCAATAAGAAAGGAACAGAGAGTCCTTACAGATGTTGTCAAGGGCGTTGTCTCTTCTCTCCTCAAGGACGATGGGTGGTTCCTCCATGACTTCAAGAGTAAGGAGTCTAAGGAGACCTTATACGCTATGACCAAGGCCGCTATCAGCAATCGCATTGACAAGGCTGAGCACATGACTAAGGATGTCATCATCGATAGAGCACTAAGGAATGTAGGCCTTGAGGACAAGGCGATCTTCTCTGAGGCGCTCAAGAGGGACTTGGTGTTCAACGCTCCTAATGGGATACTCGATAGGACGACCCTTGACGAGGCCATCATCAAGGCTGTAGATCTTCAGGACGACCCAGAGATATCAAAGCAGCGTGACGCTATCATAGAAGCCGTAGCGGCCGCCTACGGCGTTGTGATGAGCGAGAGGGATGTATTGAATAGGATATCCAAGAATATTGAGGCAGACGAGAAGATGTTCCACCTTGCCACCAACAAGGTTGCGAGATCTATCCTTGGCTCTACTATCGCTCTTGAAAGGATCAACGAGGCTGAGTCGCTTGAGGATGCTGATGAGGTAGAAGATGGAGATGACGACCTCTATGAAGGTAATCTCTTTGACGACCTCTTCGATGAGAAAGAGGGAGACCAGGTAGAGGATTCTGAGGAGACAGGAAGTTCTGAGGAAGGAGATGATGGGGAAGATGTAAGGTTCTTAGAGGCTGAGGAGAAGTCAGTAATGTCGACTATCACCCCGGCAGTGAGGGCTATGTTCTCAGTTATCGAGGATGTAGATCTTGACGGCAAGCCTATCACAGACTCATTTGGGTACACTAAGTTTAAGTCACTTGGTGAGACCTACAACACCCTTGCCTCTCTTATGGAGAGCATTGAGAACAGTGAGGATATGCTGGAGCGTCTTGAAAACATGGAGGTCGTTGAGCCATGGATAAAGCAGCTACGCCCCTACATAGACTACAGGAATGAGTCTGGCGCTAAGCGTAGGAGGATGAAGGCTATGGCCTCACAGCTCTTCTCTGCTATCAATAAGATCAGGATAAAGTATGCCGTGAGAAATGATCAGGGTCTTGTCTACATGACGGATAGGTCTTCAAACCTTGATGTCATCAGTAAGTGGGCAAGCAAGTTCACGGAGGCCTTTGGCGTGGATGGCCTAACTCTGTCGGTTGAGGAGATAGACAGGATCGCTACAGAGGTAGATCAATCTATGATAGAGCTGGTCGGTCTAGATTTCAGCATGGATAGCGGACTTCAAATGACGCTTAAAGATGCCGAAAGACTCATTCGGTTGCAGGAGCGTGTATCTAAGCTACTACAAAAGTTCGGCATCTTCGTTGAGCCGAGGATGCTATCTATAGAGTGGACTAAGGCAGCTCAGACAACAAGAGGATACAATAATTCGGCGAACTCTATGCCCCCAACAGGGAATAGGAATCTTTCGGGATCACGTCACGACATCCTCACCATGCTGAGATTCTCTATGGCTGAATACGCGCAGAACCTGAGGACCCTCGCTGCACAGATGGGTGATGGTAAGAAGTTCACGCTGAAGTCGCCAATGGACTTTACGAGAGACTCAAACCTTACATACGTCTATAATAGCCTAGCGAAGATTAGCGCAGCATTCTACACAGGGGTATTAAGCCATGACACTACCGGGACAAGCGTAGAGGGGCTCCTCTTTGCCTCAAGCCTCGCACCATCGTATCGTGATATGGCATTCCAGGAGCTACAGTTTAGAGGCAACAACAGGCATCCAAAGATCGTAGATACGATACAGCGCGAGTACCTTGACAAGGACGAGATCTACAAGAATCAAGTTACGTTAAAGGGGATACAAGGGGTTTATCATACAGCTAACGCCTTCCTCAACGACGCTTATGCGGCCAAGAGTTTTGTGTCCGGGCTATTCTCAAGGAAGCGAGTTGTTGTGCATAATGGGCGCAAGATGAATAAGTGGAATAGCAACGAGCTTGCTAACCTCTACTATGATTCCCAGAAGGACATGGACAATGCTTACTACTGGGCCCATCTACCTGTGGCTGCAGAAGCATCTACCCTTGAGTTCGTTAAGGTGAGGAGACTCGACCCCATGAAGCAGGACAAAAGTGGGAAGTATGTAGATAGAGACTATGCGATAGACCACCTTACCATGCTAGCCTACAATGAAGCCAGGAGAGCCCAGCACGTTCTCTATGGCAAGGACAAGGCTATGGAGATTGGTAAGAGGGATAGCATGGCTCATAGGTTTGTCTCGCTACCCGGGCTAAATGACTACACAGCGAAAATCAATGGTGTTGAGTACAACATCATGGGTGCTATGATAGATAAGGAGCTCAATGATATTGACAGGGTACACTTTATCCATGCGTACAACAGGGATCATAACACGACCTTTGAAAAACTTGAGGAGGTGCTCAGGCATGAGGTAGAGCTGCAATTCAATCAGGAGGTACAGAATGAGGTGCAGTCCTGGGATGAGTTCGACCTTGACCATAAGGCTAAGGGCATAGAGCAGTACGCGCTTGCCTTTAATGGTGTGTTCTGGCGAATCCAGATTGGGCACCTGCTCTATGGTGACAAGGCTGTACTTGGTAGTATGGTCAATGAGGTAAAACGTGCCAAGCAAGCACAAAGTAATATTCAGAGGCTTGACCTTGAGAAGAATGCTGTGAGGCGCACTGTGGTCATCAATGACCGTATGGCTGATAGACTGACCAAGGAGATCAAGGCTATCCTCGATAAGAAGCTCGAGCTAAAACTTATCACCCAGGCTGGCTACGATGCTTCACTCAAGGCGTACAGTAAGATCACGGCTACTGACGGTCAGGCCTGGCTATCGCCCTCGGGCTATAAGCGTATCCTTGAAGGCACCGGGCAGGGCTATACCGATGGAGCTATCGAGGCTCTTGAGGAAATGGCTAATGCTATCAAGGAGGGTCGTGAACCTGATTACAGCAAGATCAAGGATCACCGCTTTAACGTCATCAAGAGCCTGTACTACGGTGATATCCATGTCAAGGACGGAGATAGGGACACCAAGGTCATCCAACAGTACAAGCACTCTGAGGCTCTCCTCACTGGACTTAATGAGGAAGGCATATCGTCTCCCTTCCTCAATGCGCTTGTGAAGTTCATGGAGGATAACCAGATCGATGCTATTGAGTACGACAGTGCATCTAAGGTGGGTAACTACGCTACCGTGGACTTAGACCTGAAAGACCTCTCACCTGTGAAGTACGAGTTTAAGGTCAACGGCAAGAGTAGGTCCATCACAGCCGCTAGTCTTGAGGAGTTCAATGAGAAGATGGCTGAGTATGTAAAGAAGAAGGAGCTATCTGAGGAAGAGGCAGAGAAGCACAAGGCTGAGTTCTCAAAGATGATCACTAATGAAATCTCTGAGTATATCACTGGGCAGCTTGCAGAGTCAAGCAATCAGGTAGAGATCGATGGTAGGAAGGCGTGGATAGTGGATAGAGACCAGGATGGTCGTATCAAACTCGACGACAAGAAGGTCAAGGATATGCCATACAAGTACTATGGGATCCAGACCTCAACACCCCTGCACTCTTTCAATACGTGGCAGAGATTAGGTACCCAGCTGAGGAAGATCATCACGACTAACCTCAAGAACCTGGACACCTTTGAGGTTGCCGGTACGAAAGTCTATGGCTACCAGATCAAGGCAGCTATCAACGAGATCGTAGGTCAGCATGCTATTGATGAGTTCGTGAAGTCTGGTATCGAGATGAACCCTGACAGCGAGAAGATCAACAAGAAGAGCGTCAAGAGCTACAATAAGCGCTTTGACCGCCTGAGGAGACAGATACTCGATGCAGTGAGAAATAGTGACTACTACGATCCAGCGAGCGAGGACTATCTCCAAGTAGAGGTGGACGAGTATGGTCGTAAATATTTCACTAACGACATCTACGATCCTTCCTTCCAGGATGCTCTGCACTCAGCATTCTACGCGATGGCAGCTAAGAAGATCTATAGGATGATGGTCCCCGGTGGATCCCTCATCCAGATGAGTTCTGCTGAAGCGTCCAACGATCTGAAGGTGAAGTACAAGGAGGATGGGTCTATCGACTACGTCCCCGTGCGTGTCACACCTCACTCTAGTGAGATCCTTGAGTATGCTAATGACAAGGGTGAGATCGACATCAAGAAGATTGAGGCTGATGGTAGAGAAGATCTCCTTGAGCTTGTAGCTTACCGTATCCCTACTGAGTCTAAGTACTCAGCCTTCCCTCTTCGTATCGTAGGCTTCCTACCTCGCGTTGCTGGTGGTGTTATACAGGTTCCTCATGAGTGTATTGCTCAGGCAGGCTTTGACTTCGACGTCGATAAGCTCTTCTTCATGAAGAAGGATGCCGGTCCCGGCAAGAAGAAGATCGCAGAGATCAAGAAGAAGTACGATGAGCAGGTACGTCAGGCTAGGATTGAAGGAAGAGATGAAAAGAAGATTAAGAGGCCTGCAGTCCTTGACCTCGACTACTCAGCCGCAGAAGTCTTCAAAAACGAGGGTGTCAACACTAATGGACTCAACCAAAGGCAGAGGACCAATGTGCTCTTTGATATCATCAGAGGCGTTCTGAGGAGCCCACAGGCTGCCTTAGAGATGGCTCAGCCTGGTGGTTACGATGGTGTGAAGAAGGACTTGAAGATCGGCTACATCATCAGTAATATAAGCAAGGCCAAGCTAGAGGAGATCCTTGAGCAAGTCCTCGATGAGAAGGAGGACAAGAAGATCGGTGACAAGGTGATCTTTGAATACCTGCATAACCTCGACCTTGACAAGATCAATAAGATCGTAGACATCTTTAGGTCGGGCAAGAACATCGCACTCTCTGAGGTGGAGATGGAAATGCAGAGGCAGAACAAGGCTGGTCTTGGTCTTGTCGGTGTCTTCGCTAATGAGAACACTGCTACAAGCGTCTTCCAGCAAGCAAAGCTCCTTGAACTCAGCAAGTCGATTAAGATAGCTGGCAAAAAGTATCAGTCACTAAATGACATGACTGGTAAGGATGAGACTTACGTGTCTCGTATCCTTGAGGAGTACAGTGCTGCGTCTGTGGACAATGCTAAGGACCCTGTCATCGGTCTTGCTGACATTACTATGGATAATGCCTCTATCATCGCCACCCTGGTGAGAATGGGTGTTCCAGGCGACATCATCGGCCTCATCACAGCCACACCTCTGTGGAAGCATATTGCTAACCTCGAGGGCGATGAAGGACGATCACAGGCTCTCTTCAGGGCATTAGGTCAGGGCGGATCGATCGACAGTAATAGATCTGTAGACGTGTCTATGGATGACCTTATCGAGTGTTCTAAGTTTGAGACGCAGGCCCTCATCAGAGCGGCGCTCAACGCGACTGATGATAAACTTGTAGAGGCTTTCGGTAAGCTGGACACTAGGACGAAGGAGTCCGTCAAGCGTGTTGCTAGCCTCCTCATAGACGTGGTGAACGCAGCATCAGAGATCAAGGACCTTGTCTTCCAGAGTAAATCTGATGTCTCCTCAAGTGGACCTAAGGGTGGTGTCAATGAGTCTGTCTTCGCTATGGTCAAGTCTATCGACCAGATCGAGCGCGCGCAGAACCACAGGTATATCAAGCACGAGGGTATCATCGTACCGCTTAGGTCTCTGCCTGGTCTTAGTCCAGACGCTACAACAAAGACCTTCATAGAGCAGAACAAGGGTGGGCACTTCTATAAGATGTACCTGGGCCTTGGTCTTTTCGGGACGATGTACGCGGAGTCTGTCTACAACCCTAAGGTTTCGCCTATGTTTGCTCTCTCCATCGTAGAGACAGCTAGAAGACTCGGTGTGAAGCCTACTATGGACTTCACGAAGAAGTTCCTCTCTGCATACGATCAGTATGTAAGCTCAGCTATCACGACCTACTCTGAGGATGAGCAAGAGAAGAACGTCCTGGCGCAGGAGATAATAACCAAGTTCCCAGACATCTTCAATAGGACCGCGCCAGAGTCACTGAAGAAGATAGTAGCCCTCGGCAAGGAGACCATCGTACCTGTTCGTATTAACAATCAGTGGCAGACGAGGAAATTCCAGACGCTGGTCTTCAAGAGCCTTGGTACGCCCAGTGAGGAGAAGGCTATGGCTAAGGCTACAGCTGCCTTTGAGGATATCATCGAGCAGGCGCACAACACTAGGCTGACCGGTGTAGAGCGGGCTAAAGCCCTCAGAGACTACGAGCTCCTCAAGGGTCTTGCTCTGTATGCAACCTATATGAGTGGTAATCCGAATATGAAGGCTATGCTACAGGCTATCCCTCAGTCGGTGAAGGCTCTTATGATGGGGCGTAACGCGATGCTTGAGAGGATCAAGTTCGATGCTCTTGAGCTGAGAGCTGGTCAGGAGCTCGATACTGAGTTCACGCACCAGTTCATGGCTAACTACGTCAGAGAGAACATCAAGAAGATCGGTCACGTCGTATCACAGAAGGACGCTGAGGCTCTGATGCAGTCCACAGGAGGTGTAGTCCCTGACTACATCATGGTGAAAGGTGAGAAGAGAGAGCCTGTCTATGTCATCGCAGACGAGAATCAGCCTAACCGTGGCATCATCTATGTCCAGGGTAGAGACAGCAAAGCGAGTGCGGAGGATACCGTCTACACAAGGATCACCCCAAGGGGTATTGTGACAGAAGACGGAACGCTATACAACGACTATAGGATGGATGGAGGTTATCTACTACCTTCGTTCCAGAATGCACAGCCTGAGAAGCTGAACATCACTCGATTGGCCGGGTATGGATTGATAGATCCATCAGGCCCATTCAAGGCCAAGGCCCACTCTGAGGCTGTTTCATACTTCTCACTCTTTGGGGTGATAGCAAATCAGGAGGAACAAGAAAAGAAGAAAGAAAATAATCCATGTAGACCATAATGAGTAAGTCATGTGTAATGTACCCAACGGTTAGCACGCCGCATGGGGAAGAGAGAAGTAAGATGTTCATCGAGCTTGGTGAAGTCTTGCAAGATAGGAATGCCACTGTGGATGCCTACTATGCATCTATCAGCAAATGGTTTGAGGACTATGGGCATGACCTAAAGAAGAACGATCAAGGCCAGTGGTCAGGACGAGATGTCCTGGCCCTGACCCCGGTCGGGGATATGTTCCCAGCAAGTATGTATGGTGACTATATGGTCCGTACGTATGCAGGTGAGCAGAACCACTTTGACACCTATCAGTCAGCCTTTGAGGCTGTGAGGAAGGGTAACAAGGACTCTATCTCCGAGCGTACGCCCTTGGTGCCTGAGGTGACTGAGGAAGGATACAAATTGTCCTACACTGAGGATAGGGAAGCTAAGGCAGACGCTGAGAGGCAGGCTGTCCTTCGTGGTAGGGTCACAGCCCTCCTTGAACACTATGGCATTCCTGTAGAGTACTTCGAAGCTATTGAGGAAGGACTAAGGCAGGCAGGTGAGACAGTCTTCCTTGAGACCGCACAGGCCACCAACAAGCTCGCTGCACTCATCCGTGTGGCTAATGGCTCGTCGAGTGAGGTCCTCACCGAAGAGCTTGCACATATCGCTCTTGAGTTTGCACCTCCCGCATTGCGAGAAAGGCTCTCTGCCGCGATATCTGATGCACAGGTGAAGGAGATACTAGGAGATGAGTTTGAGACGTACAGCGAGCTCTATGAGGGCTCACAGGACCTTCTGAGGAGAGAGGCAATGGCTAAGCTACTCACCAAGCACATCATCGGACAGTACGAAGGAAAACACTCTTCCTTCCTCAACCGCATCTGGCAGGCCATCAAGGATCTCTTCCATGGTATCACTGATGATGCTTTCCTCAACGAGGTAGAGCGTACTGATAGACTCTTCAGGGACTATGCTAGCAAGATCGTAGCCAAGAAGGCTCTGCTCTCCAACGAGCACCTCTCTGAGATCGTGAAGGGTAAGAGCCTGTACGCTGCTATCGCCAACCAGACCGGGATCAAGAATGAGGTTGCTGGAATCGACAGGATTGCTGAGAAGCTCAAGAGTAGGATCAATGCCTTCTATAGCCAGTCGGTCAAGAAGGGCGAGCTCTTTAGGACTAAACTTGACGAGGATAGGGTTGATTATATCGACGGCGCGCGCAATCTCCTTGGTGTTGCATCAGGTCGTGTGAACTCAGCTCTTGGTACGGCTATCGCTGTGGACGCTATAGATAACCTCATCGAGGGTTTGACCGTGATGAATGACTACGCGTCTGCCGTGGTTAATCAGATGAGAGACGTGGAGAGTATCCTCAGTAGTGGCGATAAAAGCCTTGTTGCGTACAATGTCTCTGCATCTCTCCTCAGGAACATCTATATGGTGGCAAAGAATCTTGAGGAGAACAAGACTCTAGCCAATGATATCATATTGATGCTCAGTGAGACTGAGGATTCTGAGGCTATACAGATGTCTGACAGTGAGAGGGCAAGGCTGATAGATTTTGCAGAAAAGATCAAAAAGAAGATCACCGACAATCAGACGGAGATCAATGCATCTATAGACGCGAATGACCTAAAGCTGAAGATGGCTGAGATCATAATCGATCAGGTCATTGAGTACTTTAAGGATGCAAAGGATGGCTATGGAAACAAGCTATTTGAAACTGAAGGACAGGCAAGAGCGGCACTAAGGAGAGAGATCATAGAAGACCTTGGGAAGTATTCATCAAAGAACAACAAACTCTCTGCCTTCCTCACGCCAGTAGCTACCAACGGAGACCTCATCCACGTTCTCATGGCTCGATTCATCAAATCCACGGAGGCCAGAGGGAATATGGCTATTATAGCTAGAACAGAGATGACCGAATCTAAGCTCACCGAGATTAAGAAGAAGTATAATCTTCAGAATGAGAGTCAGTGGTCTTTGATGCGAGACGAGAACGGCCGTATCACAGGTGAGATCGTATCTCAATTCAAGTGGATGGAGTTCGAGGCGGAGAAGGAGAAGATCGCAGAGAAAGTAGAGAAGGCTCTCAATGAGAAGTTGGCGGAGTATCGAAGGATACACAAAGCCAATATGGACTATGAATCTATCCAGCAAGAAAGAAGAGGCCTAGAAGAACTCCACAAGGAAGAGTGGGAGCGAGAGCATGGCTCTAAGCTCACGGAGGAGTACATCGTTGGACAGGACGAGGATGGCTCTGACATAGTAGAGACCTACCCTGGGGACTTCTTCAGAAATGAGGAGTACGACAAGCTCAGCGATGGACAGAAGGAGTTTGTTGATGCGATGTGGGATATAAAGAAAGACCTGGATATATGGTCAGGGCTGACACCAGAGCCATGGAAGCTGCCACTCATTGCTAGGCAAGGTTCTTCAAAGGAACTCAATCCTATCAAGAGAGTTGCAGCTGTAAACTGGAAGCAGAAGATCCTTGGTGGTGTTGTTGGCATTGAGGAATACGAAGGTGTCCATACACGCGACCCACTTGGCACCCTGCTCTTTGTCCACAAACCTAAGGGTTACACCCAATTCGGACTTGAGTTGTCGAAGAATCCGGATGTAGACTACCTCACTGACCCTATCGGCGCTATGAAGGCCTATGCAGCTTCCTCAGGCTATTATACTAGGATGGCGGCTATCAGGCATATCGTAGAGCTGACGCGTATCCTTGATGTGGAGAATAGAAATTACAACCAGAGAGAGAAAGGTGTAGGACGTGATAAAATGGCTGACTATGATGCGTTCGTCAATCGTACTATCTATGAGAAGAATGTCATCAACGATGAGAGACCTGACTGGGATAAGAGGCTGGATGCGGTGATGGACCCCTTCAATGACCTCGTCTATGTCACTGGTCTTGGCCTGAATGCAGTGTCAGGTATCAAGAACCTCATCAATGGATTCCTCAGGGCTACAGCCTTGGGGGATAGTCGTACTGGGTATAACGCTACGACACTAGTAAAGGCGATCCTGCTAGCACATAGGGAGATCCCCAATAGGTGGAAGTTTAATAAGAGGGGTATCGTAGAAGATCCTCTCACATCTCTTCTCTTCCTCATGGACTCTAGTCACGATGGACGACAAGCCTTCATGCAGGGTAATGTCTCGCAGGTAAGGTCACTGATGAGCTTGTTCTCGACTGAGACCCTCATGGCTCCACTGACTATGGGTGATGAATGGATGAAGCAGAGCTTCGCCATCGCATACCTCCTCAATGTTGAGGCTGGAGAGCTAAACCCAGCGGCTAAGGAGGAGTTCAAGGGTGTTTCCCTCTACGACTATATGAAGAATCTCAAGGCTCCGGAGGGAGTAAAGATGACTAAGTTCGTTGAGGATGCCCTTATAAAGTTCTCTGGTGCTAAGGACAGGGAGGCGATGTACGACTGGCTTGGTGGCCACTCTCAGAGATTGCTCCTTGGGACACAGAGGACACTTGGTGCATATAACGACAACGACAGGGCAGCTGCAAACTCATACGCCATTGGTAGGGCTGTACTCACCTTCCGCAACTGGATGCCTGTGATTATCTCCGATATGTTCAGGGGCACAAGGTACAACGCGCAGAACCAAGAGTTTGAGGAAGGAGCGTACACGACGCTATGGAGGATGATGCATGTCAAGGGCGAAGATGGGAAGAATAGCATTAGCGCCATGCATGCGCTGGGTACGGCTGCCGTAGCTATGTTTGTGCCACTCATGATAAGCAAGACGCTTAGAGGCAAGGTGCAGAAGGCATTCCATCTATCCGACATGCAGGCTAACAACCTGCACAGGCTTGGTAGGTCAGCTCTCATCGTACATGCTATGAGGGCTCTTACTGATACTCTCTATGTAGCCATGCTCACTATGGGCTTTGCTGATGACGACGATGATGAGCCTTGGTATGAAACACTGGCTAACCTAGCCTTGCACTTCCTCATGTCCCTTACACCGATCCTTGGTCCTTATGCTGTTAAACTTGGGTTGATTCATACGGATCTCTACGACCGCATGAGGAGGAATTACGCTAGATACAATGAAGCTGCAGATAAGGCTACCACTCAGCAGCTGGAGACGGCAAAGAGGTTCCTGAATAAGCAGATGAAGGATATAAGTCTAGGGATCATAGCAGATCTCTATGGTCTGGCTAGTGCTGGATCTAACGAGCTTCATCCTGGCGATCCTATCGCCTTTGCCATGGCTATGGTGCAGAACAATATGTTCGGTGCTGGGGCCGGCGTGAAGAAGATGGACTTCGGACAGAGTATCGAGTCGATGGCAACTAGTGGTGTAGCTGGGTACAAGACTATGATGAGCCTATTTAGCGGGATAGGTGATACGTATAACCGAATAGCTAACAACAGTCAGGAGGGGCGTAAGAAGGCTAACCCAACAGAATGGGAGAACGAGAATAGGTACATCGAGGAATCTGATGATAGCTTCATCGTGAAGGCTTGGAGAAGGTATAAGAATGATATGGAGAATGGATCTCCTGCAGACAGGACCTTCTGGAATGTCTTTGTCGTGGGTATCATTGGTAGGAACATGTTTAATGTGCCATTCATCGGCGACCAGTTTAGGGAGAAGCAGATGAAGGATATCAAGAAGTACCAACCTACATACCTCACACCACTACCTGACAACTTCTTCATGAAGTACAACAATCTGGCTGGTGATGCGGTGCTTGAGTATGGAGTCTTCCATAGAGACGCTGATGATGGCGAGTAACCACTAGCTAAAGGAAAAGAGAAATCCCCCACCCTGAAGAAGGATGGGGGATTCTTTTTGTATAAGCTGTAGGTGGAAGTTACCTACACCCTGCAAGCGTTTGACCAAGGAGGTTATCTGTCCTCTCCTCAAGAGGATCCATCTCCTGGATCGTCTTAGTGTCGCCATCAATACCAAGCTCATCGATGATCTCAACAGCATGCATAGCATCCTCAGAGTTTGCTGCTGCATCACGAAGAACAGCAATAGCGTCATCAAGAGTACCCTCCATGCGTCTGATATTGCCAGCATGATCAGTCTCAATCTTATCTTCCTCAAGATCCTTTAGAGCCTCATAAGCAAGCTCCATGAGCTTTCTATGGACAAGCTGAGCTAGATTCCTTGAGGCCATGATTGAGGAAGGATCGTAAGAGGAGTTGAACTCTTCCTCACTCATAAGACCATACCTGAGCATTGACTCTACCACGCCCTCCATAGGTGAGGAAAGGTTGGTAGCGTTTACCCTTGAGGCTACAGACACATGAGAGTAGTTGCCACCCTCAATGCCCGTCAGGACGCTTATAATGCTCGACTGAGGAGTGTACCCCAGGGCGGCCTTGATACGCTCCCAGAGAGCCTGCAATCGACTCCAGAAGCCCTTCTTCTTGGGTGCGAGTCTAGTTATCTTCTCCTCAAGAGCCTTGCGGGCCTTCTTATCTCCCTTGGTCTGCATCCACAGACGGAAGAGCTCGGCGGAGAGTTCTTGTACGTCATGAGCGTAAGCGACTGGTATCTGGTTGCCGAAGATCTCTCTGATCTGCTCCTCAGTCACCTCTGACAAGCCTGACACTAACATACCCCTATCAGCGTCAGTTAGGAGCTTCTCATAGATGAAGTGCATAGCCTCGTGGTAGAGAGTACCAGCTGATGCACCCTCAGCAACCTCAAGAACACCATTACGATACATACCCCAGACATCTGGAGCTACCTCAGCAACGCCTCGGTAGATCCTTAGAGCCTGATAGAGCATGCCTTGAGGTAGGAGCTTAGCTACATCATGAGCCTCTCTATATACATCTCCTCGCTCAAATGGCAGGAGGGCCGCTCTATCTTGTTTAGGGTTAGCCTCAGTCTGATCGTTGCTATTAAGACCATTACTACCTACTCGCGTGCCGCGATTAAGTTGCCTCCTGTGCTGATTCAGATCTTTTTCATCTAGAGACATAGCCTCGACAACAGTTGCTCCGTTGCTTGTAGCGTAGCCAACAGCGATAACATACCCTTGCTCGGCAATTTTGAAGCCTAAGGTTTTGATATACGTCTCATAACCATCAATCTGGGTCTTGTACTTAGTCGTAGCTTGGACACCATTATGACTGCTCTCTCGGATCTTCTTGGCTGGAGATGATGTTTCAGATGCAATTAGAGTGCTCTTGATGTCAGCGACTATACCCTCGCCCTTCTCGCCATCGTTCCTGAGGAAGATGATATCTGCTTCTCCGTCAATCCTGCCGCTATTGACATCCTTCGTCTTCACATCGGGAATCATAGCGAACCCACTAGCGACCTTCCTGGCAGATAGATTACGGACATCCGCTGCAATCTTATCCATCTTAGCGCCGAGCTCATTGTCGATCTCTACCTCAACGCTATGGAGATTGCCATGTTCATCCTCAGCCTGCAGGACAACCTTATGACCACCACCATAGGTCTTGCCATTGATAGTGTGCTCAGAGAAGTAGATTGGCGTGCCAGATGAGACACCCTTGGCTGCGAGCTCAAGTACAAGACCTCTAAGCGTTGGCTCAGTCTTGATGGCATGAGCAACAACATGCTTTTCCTCACCGGCTAATCTAACGATCCTATCTGCATTGCTACCACTACTCTTCCTCTTGCCACCAGTAGACATACCCTTCGTAGATCTACGGACGAAGATAGTGTGAGTAGTACCACCCATCTCTTCACCATACTCAAGGAGCCTACCATTCTTGCTGCTCTTGAAGTCTGATAACAGGGCGCTATTGATAAGGGCAAAGGCATCAGCCTTGAGGGCAGAATGCATCTGGCTCCACTCGACTCGCTTGTGTGAGCCATCGACAGTGTTGATCTCGAACATGTAGATCCTGCCATCGCGTGCAGCTGCGACATGAGGAGACGTAGAGCTCTTGACAACAACGCTGTATCCTTCTCTAGCCAGGTTCTCCGCGAGGTCAGTCTTGATCTTTTCAAGAGCGGCTTCACCGGAAGAACCGAATGGACCATCGCTCTGACCTGCCTGACCTGCTGGAGCTTCAGAAACCTTAGGTGTTGGCTTCGTGCCTTCAGGTTTCTGAGGGGGAGTAGTAGAGTCGGTAGTACCACCTGTACCTTCCTCATTGCCCTTCTCCTCAGAGCGAGCCTCAAAGCCGGCTTCACTACGCACCTCAGTCATTCGCATGTTCTTCTTGATGAAGTCCTCCACCTCTTCCTTGTTACCCATCAGAGAGTGATGGAGTGCTATCCTACGCTCTTCGATACCAAGTTCAGATGCTGCCCAGTCTATAAGAGCAGTGACGGTGTATCTTATATTATCATAATCATCAAAGGAGTCTGCTGGGTAACGACTCGCATCCAATGTTACTTCCCTACTTCTCTTGGTGCCCTTTTCATCATAGAACCTATCGGAAAAACTAACGGTAATAGTCTTGTCGCCATTAACTCTAATTGAGCCGACAAGGTTATCGCCAAATGCCTTCGGGTACTTTTCTCCAAAATTCCCGCTGACAAAAAACTTGCCGTTCTGAGACTTCGCTTGCTCTTCCACGAACCTCTCGGCGAGCTTGTTCAGGTACTCATCAGCAATAAAATCTACCTCATCATTAAGATTTGGATCCGCTTCAAGCTCAACTTGATTAAGCTCCAGATAGCTAGCCTTACCACTAAGTCCAACAAGAATAGGCTTAGGGCCATTTGCTCCGTTGGTAACTACAACGAGGTAAGTAAGACCGTAGTTATCCTTCAAGAAGCCCTCCTTCTCGGTGAGTAGCTTGTTTATAGCATCACTACTTTCACTCGCGAGAGCGTCATTGTGAATAGTGACTCTAGGAATGACACCGCCGTTACCATCTGGGAATGCGGTGACAGAGATAGCCACCTGACCCCTCTTTAGCTCTTCCTCAACGCCATTCTCGATTGTCTCTGCATCGATAGACTCATCACCGCGAGCACGCTTATACTCGAATGGAGAATACTTGACCTTGCTAATAGTTACCTTCGGAGCATTGAGGTCTGAGGAAGAGAAGATGTCGAACTTCTTATCCTCGGTAGCCACAGCACGAGCATTGTTAATCAGGACCTGGGTGTTACCACTTGTCTTAGATGGCAGGAGACCGATAGGCACAAACTGATCCTGCTCATCCTTCACGTAGACAACAAGAGGAGAGTTAATAACATCGCCATTATCAGATAGCTCCTCAGCAAAGCCATAGAAGATCTCCTTGCCCTTAGCGTTCTTGAGGTTGAGACCTACGTTCTTTTCCTCATACCACTTCCTAATTCTCTCTTGCCACTCTTCCGACAAAGATGAGAGGTTCTTCCCATTAAGTCCAGGGTTGTACTCATCCCACAGCGTGAGTCGTCCGGTGTGAGGAAGAGATGCTTTGTTTCTGTCATCGGTAGTGGGATCAGTAGCTGGAGATGCAGGTGGTGTGGAGCCTGGAACTGGACCATTATGTACGGTACCCTTTTGGCCTGGTCCTCGTCCCTTATTGTTCTGCTCGCTGCCACTTGGCTTGCCTACAGCATTCTTCTCAGCATCTCTCTTCTTATTTATGTAGTCCTTGCTTGCTTTATCAAACGCCTCCCTGACCTTCCGATCATTGACGTTGATGATGGTATCGACAATGTCTCCGATGAGAGTGCTGAGGCTAACACCCATCTGCAGGCGATTCCTAAGATCGTCATACCCAAGGCTGAAGCTGAACTCGTACGTACCATACTTTGTATCGATAGATATGTTTATCGTAGCCTTGCCATCAGCAAAGATGATAGACGTGTTGATCTCAGCATCAGCCTTGCGAAGGGGGCTAGTAAGGGCATTCTTTTTACTGAGAAGGCCCTGGAGGCGCTCTGACGTTCTAGCATTGAGAATGGTGACACCGCCTATAGATGCAGATTCTATGTCTCTCTGTGTAGCCTGGTCAAACTCAATAGAGTCTACAATGCGATCAGCATCAGCCCTTGATGGTTCTTCATTCAGTGTGCTCACAGGAGTGGTAGGATCCTCGGGGAACTTCTCGATGTTGTCCTCTATCCAGCTAGCTACATTGTCGATGACCTCATCGTTATTAAGTCCAAAGATCTGGTTGGCTAGATCTGGATTGCCTTGGCGATCAGTGAGGAGCTTGAAAGCATCAGGCAGAGCCTCCCTGTAATCGGTGTACCCACCATTAGGATCTACAGAGACGGCATCGCTCACCATCGAGATAAGGTCATCGATGAACTTCTCAATAGCGGCATCGTCAAGCTCGTGACTACGAAGTATCCCGATGAAGTCCTCATTGTTCATAAGGGTGTCCTTGATGGCCTTGCGGACCGAAGACCTATGCCTTGACAGCTCAGATCCTTCACCTTCAGCGGCCCTAGCTGCTGCACCCTTTGCGGCATCAGCCTCGTCATCTTCTAAGCCATTCTCCTTGGCGCTATTCAAAGCGGCATCAACTTGTTCCGTAGTCTCACCATTCCTTACTGCGTCAGCGGCATCTTGCTCAGTCTGCTTCTTCTCTTCTTCTGCTGCCCTTGCCACAAGTATGTCGGTGTTCTTCTTACCCTCGAGCATCTTGTCCAGAGCTTCTACACCTTGCATAGCTTGCCTAGCAAAGCTGAGTGCCAACTTGCCGTTCTCAGACTTCTTCTCATCAACAAGGGTCATCTCAGCGAGCTTAGTGCCAAGCTCATCGTTCCCGGCCATGAACGCAGCATCGATGTGAGCTTCATTGAGCTTGGAGAAGCTGTCAAACCTTTGGATGAACTCATCCCAGCCACCAAGGGCGTGAGAGAAGTCCCCCTTCTTAGCCTCCTCATATTTCTTCTGAGCCTCCTCAAGAGCGCGCATCTGCTTCTCAAGTTCTTCGATCGCCTTGTTGACCTGATCGATGTTCTCCTCAAGACGACTCTTCGTTTCCTCATTATCAGTATTGAGGTTACTACGCATATCCTCGCGATCCTTGATGAGCTCAGTGATACGCTTCTCTATGCTCTGTGAGGCCTCCTTGTAGAGGCCGGCCACCTCACCCTCAAACGCATCCATGTATTCTGAGGAGAGCCTTCTGAGGTGGTTGAAGCTAGCTGCAGCTGCTGCGATACGACTCTTGTCTCTACCACTTAACTCACCAGCCTTAGTGCCAAGATCAAGATACCTCATGGTGTTGGTATAGTCTACAGCGATATCGGCAAGAGTATGCTTCTGCTTATTGATCTCACCAGCGATATCCTTGATAGCCTTCTCCGTGAGCTTGTCAGAACCTTCACCCTGGAAGTAGGCCTCCTGCATCTTCTTCTTCTCCTCAGGATCGAGTGTGTTCTCGATACGCTGCCTAGCGATACTGACAAGGGTAGCCTCATCAGTCTCCTTGACATCAAGGAAATTGAGGAAGGGCCTGAGGTTATCAGGGACTTCGGAGAACGGATCCGACTCAGATCTCCTCGCTTCATCACGTGCAGCCTTGTCAGCTTCACGCTTAGCAATGGCAGCTTGATACCTGGCTTCCTTGGCTTCGTTATTAGGACTGAAGAAAGAGGAGATAGCATGGCCCATGTCAGCGCCAAACTCACGAGTAGACCTCATCATGTCAGAGGTCCACTGGCCGAAGTTGCGCTTGTTGAAGTTGGCTAGACCGATAGAGCTGTTACCGATAACACTGAGCATGGTGGCTACATTGTGAGCCTTAGCTAGCTCCTCAGCTACAGCTACATCAGTAGAGTCAGATGTAGTAGATTGTGCTACCTTGGATAGAAGAGCATTCATGCGGTCAGCTGAAGCCATAGCATCAACTACGCTCTGGTAAGTCTCGTGGACTGTCTCTGCATAGTTCTGGCCGAAGACCTCAGTCATAACCCTCTTCTCCTCCTTCGTGAGATCATCGTGCTTGCCCTTGATTATCTTAGACATAGCCTCGATGGCCTCGTCGGATGTGCGCTGCTTGCCACCGCTGTACTTGTAGTCGCGGTAGCGCTCAACACCGGAGATGCCAATAGGGTTGCTATCGTAGAGCTTGCTCAGCCAGCTCTTCTTCTCTCCACGAGAATCACCAAAGGCATCGGTCCTCTCATTGGCCATATCCCTTGCCCCAACCATCTTACTACCCTTATACATGGGCATGAGGAGAGTGCTGACGATGGCAGGAAGAGCCTCATCGACCCATGGAGACGCAGAGAAGGTGGTGTCCCACATTCCCTTACCAATCTCTCCAAGAGAGCCAAGGACGCCGATAGAGGTACTGTTCCTCTCTGAGATGGTAGATGCGCGGAGCATTTCATCAACAGCCCTCTTACCAAGGCTCTCTGCGCCCTTGCTGATACCTCCCTGCACGACTTCCTCAATACCTTCTGATGTGGCGTTGATAAGCGTACTACCAAGAGCACCAAACCTACCAGCCTTCTTCAATCGGTTGGCACCAGCGAGCTTGTCAGTAGCCAGCTCGTAGCTGTACTTATTCATGAAGGTGAGGATGAAGGTATTCAACCCTGCCGTCCACCCTGAGGCAAGACCATTACGCTGGTCAATCTCGTCACTAGCGTTCTGCAGGACGGCATTTTCAGCATGAACCTTGTACTGTGATACGATGGCATTAGCTGCGGCTACAGCGCTGGCAGATGGATTCTTTGATTCACCCGATAGGACACTAGCCACTTCTCGCTTGAGCCTGGGGTCCATGCCTGAGGCAGCAAGAATGGTGTCAGCAAAGTCGGAGAACTTGATGGCACCGTACTTACGCTCGTAGGAATAGAAGTCCTGATCAAAGTCCTTTTGCATCATATCCCTCAGTTGAGTCAGCTGACTACCCTTGGCTTCCTCAAGAGCCTTGCTTACGCCATACGACTCTACAGCGGCTTCACTAAGTGCACCATAGAGATGCGATCCTGCAGAGAATAGCTTCCTTGTATACTCAGATGCCTTAGCCCATCTTGTAGCCGTTGCAGCCGCCTTGGACATCTTCCCCAAGGTAGAGAACATACCACCTGCTAGACGACCAAGGGCGGCTGTACCCATACCACCGTAGGTGAAACCCCACTGGCCTATCATGTCTGATGCGGCGTGCCAGAAGCCAGAATCCATACCTCGGCTAGCAAGAGATTCTTCTGCGCCATGGATGGCCCTCTCTGCAGACTCAGCTGTATCGGCTAAGTACTTGTTACCGGCACCGAAGATATTGTAGAATGCACCCTTGCCTTCGCGCTCTACGGCATCACTAAGCATATAGTTAGGCGATACATCATTCCCGCTGAAGAAGTAGTCTGAGGCTCCCCTGATAACGTCTGACCCAGCCTTTATAGACTGGGTAGCGTTAGCGAGGAGCTTATTCATCGATGCGTTCATCCAGACCTCAGCCTTATCGAGGAGGCCGTAGTCGACCTGAGCACCAGCCTTAGCCCTCTCCTCATCCTTCTGAATAGCACCTTCAGTATTCGGATTGGAGCTGATATCTGCAAAGGGGTTCTCCCCCTTAGGCATGATGTTAGCGATCGCCTTGTCAATCGCAATCTGCTTCTCAGCTTCATTGAGACCTTCAAGGCTATCACCAAGGCTCCTGATGGCTGAAGCACGGTACTTTTCAGCATTAATGTCGTACAGCTGTTGCGCGGAACGGAACGAATTATCTGCTTGCTCCTGGGTCCTACGACCAGCGCTGGACGTGAGGTCCCTACCAAAGATCGGCCTAAAAACCTTTCGTTTTGCTCTTCCCATAATGTTGTTCTAAGAGATTAATTGCTGCAGGTGAGACACCTGATTGACTGACGATGTCATAAGCCTGCTGACCTTGCATGACCTGTTCTTCATCTATCTCATCAGAGCCTCGTTTGAGGTTCTGTACTGACTCAACCTTAGCAAGGTACAGCTTGAGTCTCATCAGTGATTCATCAGAAGGATTGAAGTCTAAAGCTGAGCCAGCCCCAGCCTGCACCTGGAAGTTTTTAGAGTCAGCAAGAGGCACCCTATAGCGCTTGTTGGTCTGGCTCTGGTTGTCGAAGAACGCAGCTTCATAATAAGGCCTACCATCAGAGGTTATACCAATCTTCGCATCCTTAGGAGTGTATCCAGATCTTACGAGACTAATGAACTCATCCACCTTTTGACCTTCAAGCTCATTAAGTCCGAGCTTGGCGTAAGAACTCTTGTCGCCATAGATAGCGCCGTCAACACCGGTGATTGCATTCTTGAGGATGTCGTTAGCGGTCTGAGCTGACACATTGAACTCGCCAGCAACATTATTCCTTGCTGTCAAAGCGTAGAGCCTGTTATTGATCTCTGCAGTGCTAGGTAGCTTGTTGAAGTCTGGAACGAAGTCAATACCCTTACCATCTGCTGACCTAGCCGATGGGGCAACCAGCTTATTACCGTTCCAGGAGATCCCTGTCGGTTTAAGGATCCTGGCTACTTCTGGGAGGTTTTGACTACCAAAGGCCTTCATATACGACTCGGTGAGAATAGCGTTGAAGTTCTCGGGCGTTCTAGCTAGAGATGGAAGTCTCTTGTACTTGTCTGCGGCAGATTTGTAAATAGAGTTAAGGAGCGTCCTACCCTTTACCCCTGCAGAGCCAACGGCTACACCACCACCTCGTGCAATAACATTAATGGAGCCACCCTTCTCGTCAGCAGATCCGCCACCACCGCCGTTATGACCACCACCACCACGATGTGCTCTTGCTACAGCGTCGCGCTGCATAGCGAGCTTATGCTGAAGCATCATGATAGCTTCCTTATCCTCAAATGGTGTCATTGCGTCACCACCTGCAGCACCGATCATACCACGCTGTACGCCATGGACGAGGGCGAAATTGGCCTCGGGCTCATCGAGGTGTTTCCTAATGTCCTCACCATAGGAGGATTTGACTTGATGAAGGACCTGGTTGTAAAGCTCAGTGAGAGGATTCTTAGGATCTGAGAAGTGCTGACCGATAGCCTTGTACACATCTTCGGCGCTTGAGCCCTTCACTGTACGTAGGATCCTAGTAAGCCTGTCGATGTTACCGATGAGCTTGAGGTCCTGTGTACTGTTCCTCCAAGCAGCAAGGTAATCGAAGGCACGCCTCTTAGCATCCTCACCAGAGAAGAGGAGGGGAGCTACCTTATTAGGATCATCGATGAATGATTGGATAGACATATCCTTGCCAAGGACGACTGCAGAGGGATCCTGTAGCCTAGCCTTAGAAGCCATATCATTATACTGTGCTCGCCTAGTGAGAGCGTCCTTGAGCTGGCTAGCTCCTTGTGCGTACTGACCCTTGAGCTTCACCAGATCTTGCATCATCGCCCTGTTGTACGCGCCATCAGAGATGACCCCTTCCTTAGCGATCCTGTCGGCATACCCGCTGAGCTTTGATAGCATAGGAGCGATAGTGCCCTTGTAGAAGTCACTATTCTTATCCTCTGCAGATAGGGCTGAGGAAAGAGACATAAGGTCTGTATGGGACTGTATGGCGGTAGTATAGTACTCTTCCTCACGTCTCGCTAGTGGCTCAATGATACGAGCCATCTGGTCGAAGGAGGTAGGCTGCATTACCGCTGTGGTAACTGTCGTTTTAGCCATTATCTATTATTATTAGTATCTCTTCAAAGGTACGGAAGAATGATGGCACTGTCGCCACCACTCTTCCATATCTGTTACTTGAGGTTGATCGGTCTACCAAATAGTGAGAGACCTGCGAATGTCGGTGAGTTCACCGCATCATTTGGGTTTGTACTATACAAGTTGATCAGCTTCAGTAGACCATCCGGGATCTGCGGGTAACGCTTAGGTGTCGCTATCGTAGTTGGACTAACAGACCCGGCACTTGACGGATTAGTCGTACCTGCATTCGCTTGTGTCGTTGTCTGAGGAACAGCGTAGTCTGGAGAGTACCCTGGTGTCCTTATGATATTACCCATGTCATCGAAAGTATAGCCATGCACAGCTGCTACCAGCCTCCTGTTGAGAGCTGTCTCACCGATAGCGGAGAGGTTCATAGCAAAGTTGTTGAGGTTGGTAGACCTAGCCTGCGCATTTGTCGCTTCCTCAGCCGCTCTCATCGCCTCAGACCTTTCGATACCCTGCAACCTCTGTGCTGCGATCTGCCTGTTAGCTGCCTCCTGTGCGAGGATAAGCTGGAGGTTCTGCTGTTCCTGCTGTCTGTTGAAACCAATAGCTGCACGCCTACGCTGATCGTTGAACTCGTCAGCCTTGATCTTAGCATCAGCGAGAGCTTGCTGAGTGTTGTACCCAGAAGCAAGGAGCCCAGCTGTAGCACCAAGACCGTTACCACCAGAGCCATTGATGATAGCATTCCTCAAGGCGTTACCCTGCGCGATGATCTTACTGGCTGTGTAGTCAGTGTCAAAGGGCTTGTAGGTGTCCTTGACGATGTCAGGTGTCCTGATAGGTGCCTCCTTGAAGGTCTTCACATACTCACGCTCGATCCTGTCAGCCCTGGAGAAGTCATCCTTATTAGTAGCACCGAAGGTGTCACGAAGGACATTGAGACCTGATAGTGCTGCAGGAGCGTACCTGAGGAGAGGAGAGATAGCACCACCCTTGGCGAAGACCTGTCCTTGAGGAAGAGATGGTTGAGTCAAAGCCTTTACCTGTTCCTGCCTCTCTGCAAGCCTAGCCGTCTCCACCTCAAACCTACGCTTCTCGATAGGGTCGTTAGGACGCTGCTCAAGGGCCTTAGCCAGCTTCCTTGCAGCCTTGGCAAAGGACTTACCCTTGCTTTCTTCTAGTCGATCTGAGAACATATAGTTACCTACCTTAACTTCTCCTTCCTCAGCCAGCATAGGTTGGCCTTCACCATTAATGCCGAACTGCACACCACCATTGGGATTCTCCTCATGAGTACCACCAGCGTTGAACTCAGTGATACCACCATCAGCAAAGAACTGCTGTTGAAGTCTGGTGTCGTTACTCTTGTCGACAGCCTGAGCGGCTGTGAGGAAGGATCTATTTACTTCATTGTTAGCGATAGCCCTCTGCTCGTTAAGCTGACGCTGTCGCTCTCTAGCATCAGCACTACCCTTGAAGGCACCAGCAATACCACCGATGAGTCCGAGACCTCCACCGATGATAGAGCCAATAGGACCAAAGGCCGTACCAGCACCAGCGCCACCAAGGAGGCCAGATGCGATACCACCGATAGCGTTGCCATCATCCCTTACCTGAGAGTACGAGACCGAGTCAAGGGGATCGATAGCTTCCCACTGAGCCATGAGAGCGTCATTGCTATCGACACCCACAGGACCGGTATGATACTGCGCCTCCTTCTCAAGACCGCTAGTATCCTTTAGCTTACTGGACGTGAGGAAAGCATCGCGTACGGCAGAGATCCCGGAGATAGCCCCCGAGATCTTACCTGCTATACGACTTGCCCTAGCCGCCCTTATTTCTGATTCTGTCATATATATCACTCGTAATAGTGAACAGTTATATCGTGAATGATGCTCTTGTAGAGTAGCCCACCCTTAGAGTGTAGCCTGAGATGCATCCAAGGATTCCTGATACGATCCATCTTGAACTTGCTTTGCGCATCTCTAGGGATCTGTATCCTGTAAATCCTGAACTTCTCCTTCATGCTTGACGGATAGTTCGTTACAAAGTTAATCCCATATCCTGTTGTGCGCTGATACTCCGTCCACACGTCCATGTGGGTAAGATCAAGCTCAATCAGCTTATCACCATCCCAGGTATCGCCACGTACATCAAGGCTAGTGAAGATCTTATCCTCGCCTGCACCTTCGGGGTTTACCCTGTAGTGGATAGACCAGTCGAGAACCTGACCATACAGACCAGTGCCATACACCGACTCATTACGCCAGAGATAGCCGTAAGATAAGCTGTAGACCGACTGACCTAACACGAACATCTCCTCGATCTTCTTGTAGTCGTAGAAGGACTCGAAGGACTGCAGCTCCTCATTGTAGCACAGTGTCTCCTCCTTAGTGCAGACGTGAACCCTATTCATCACTCCCTCTGAGAGCAATACAGCCCCTGTGGTGGACGATAAATAGTCCTGCATAGACTTCTGCTTAGAGATGGGAGATAAGCCCTCAGAGAGGCTGTAAAGCGTGCTGGTGCGGTCATCAAGGAGGTAGAGGGCCGAAGCGGAATGGCATACCCTCCTCAAGGAGACTGTACCAATTTCCTTAGACATATACCTGTGACCATCGACCTTACGGCTGTTGCTGATCTCGATAGGTACACCATCAGAGGCTTGGACCTGCACCCTACTGTTGTAGTTGATGAGTCCTATCCCCTGTTTCTGCACGAAGAAGAGTCTGTCAGATGAGGAGAGGATCCTAGTGATACCACCACAGATACCATCAAGGGAAGCTGTCGACGCACCACTGAAGTGAGTGTAGTTATCTATGAACTCACCATTCTGCTTCGTCTTACTCCACGTGAATGAGGCTGGGTGATACGACGTGAGCATGTAGTCAGGGATGATGTCGTAAGTCTTGAGCTTCATCCTATCATTGTAGACATCGTTCATCTTATTGACGTTGTCCATGCTCATAGCCTGAGGTGTCTTGATCCCGATGTTCCTGTCATACCTACCAAGCTGGTTTACCCTGGTGAGGAGAGGAATGTCGATGATGTCAGTCACTTTATTAGCTTCTGAGGAAGGGATAGTCTTGAAGAGCGTTGTCGTCTGATAGTAGGCATCACCTCCTCCTGTAGCACTCTTAGCCGTGGGTGTCACATAGGAATAGGCCTCCCACATGAGACTCTCAGTATCATAGGATGGTGCTTCCCTCGTCATGATAGCGATGGGAAGGATAGAGCCTGTAAGAGGAGCCTTGACAAGACTTTTTGAGGAGAGGTCAACTTGGTTGTACCTCTTCATGAGCTTCTCAGCCGTGACCTTGATGATCTCTCTCATCAATGCCCTGAGGTCATCCCTATCGCTACTTGACGAACCAACACCCAATGCTATTTTCTTCCTTGACGCAAACATCAACCACAGACCTACGGACGTAGCGTCAGTCTTGTAGATAGAGTGCCTGAAGGGTACGCCATTAGAGTCGATGACATCGCCAGAATCCTTGGTGTAGGGCTGAATGATACGCATCTTGCCCTTTTTGTCGTCCATAGCCTCATGCTTGTTCCAGTAGACACCGCCAGGAGGTGTAGCGTAGTAGAAGGTCTGATCGCCATTGTCCACATCTAAGGTAAGCCAGCTCGGCCTGAAGCTCTCTCTTACTTCCTCAACCGTAGCAAAGAACGTAGTAGCTACATCTGCGTAGGAAGTCCCAGGGAAGTCACCATCGTGGAACTCAATAGAGACAGGGCCCCAACAGTTCTTAGCACCACCGAAGTTAGCACCACCTTGAGGATCGTAGTCATGGGTGAACCATCTACCTTCCATCGTATTGATGAAGTCCTGGATGGCACTTGCAGGCAGGCTATCACGCTTGACGTGGTTGCTGGCGAGGTCATCCTTGTTGAACTTGATGACGAAGTGGTCTGACGTGCCGTACTTCATCCTAGTAGGTCCGCTGACACTCTGTACTGACCTAGCCTTACCCTTGCCGTCTACACCAAGGAACCTAGAGGTAGCACCCTTGATAGCTGGGAGGATCTTGTCCACCTCACCAAGGTAAGTCTGATCAGCTACCTTCTGAAGAGAGGGACCGTTGTTACGCCAGGTAGAGGCCTTACAGTTGAAGGATGACTCGTTAGTCGTAGCCTGGCCGTACACAGACAGCCTTGCCGTTGTGTTCTCTACTACTTTACCACCGGAGGTATCCTTGGTGGAGAACAGTGGCATAGCTACACCAACCATATCGGACTCCAGCGTAGACACTCTCAGGATCTCTGCACCTGGCTCAAGCCTTGTCGTGGTACTGATAGAGGTTGACAGAGAGGGCCTGAGGAGAGACTCATGGTCATAGATGGCCGACATGTCATTCCACTTCCCTTCCTCAAGCCTCGTGTCTCTATAGACATAAGCTTCGATAGGAGCACCAAGAGTCTTGACGTGGATCTGTACATCCTCATCATAGCAGTCCTGGATATCAGGCGTGTTGAAGGTCTGCACGTCAGCACACACTCTTACCTGAGCAGATGCAAGGCCAAGAGTGGTAGAGCTCGACTTGAAGAAAGGTTGATCCACCTCCTTCCTGAAGAGGGACTTATTGACCGTCATGTCGCCGAGACTCTCCGGTAGCAACTCATCACGTGTGATCGGTCTGAAGCAATATGAGGAGAAGGCATACGGTACACCGTCCTCCCTATCAGCCACCGTATAGAGTGTTGGAGAAAGCACGCCATTAGCGATTGTCCTGCGCTCCTTCGTCGAGGGATAATGGATGAGAACCCTGTAGCCTACATAGTCACCAATCACCGGAGGTGGAGATACCACAAGCCTTGAAGGTTGGTCTGGAGCGATAAACACACCTACAGGCACAGGGTTAGACTCCTGACCTGTCCTACTGATGAGCTGTATAGCTACAGGGTAGTGCTCGTATGGCATCAGGACTGAGATGTCCCTATGACCCTTACCTGCCTGGTTAGCCCTGAAGGGATTAACATCTACAGGCTTGAAGGATATGTTGCCAGCAGCATAATGGTCCTTGATAATCCTCTGCTCTTCCTCAGACAACTTGAAGCCGGGGATAGAGAGGTTGCCGAGGAAAAGAGTATTGTCCTTAGCTGCGAGCGTAGAGGCAATGATAGTGTTGCTACCGAGGTACAGGATAGCCTGTGGCTCGATGCTGATACCTGGCTGGCCATAGTCGTGGAACTCTACACTAGTGCCAGTGACAGGGATAGAGTAGACGCGCTGCACATCAGGCGTACCACCCTCACTAGTCCTGAGGATCCTATACACATTGACGAAGTCAGCCTTCTGATCCAGACCTGTTACCTCGATATCGAAGGAACAATTGATGATATCCTCGCCTGACCCACCACGACCATCGGAATGGGTTATGTAGTAAACATCAGACTCAGCGAAGACCTTGGACTCCTTGCCATGAAGAAGAGAGTAGGTGAAGAGATAGGTAACGTTACCACTGTGCAGCTTTGATCCACGCCCCCAGCTCTGTCTGACATTTACCTCTTCCTCAAAAGACAGAGACCAGGTGTTATTGATATAGTCGACATCAGGATTGGTAGCAAGACGCTTATCGTGGATGTTAAGTGACCTCAAGGGATTGATACCATCAACCCAGTAAACCTTCTCAATGTCATCACGCTCGACGACACCGATCATATCTACGTTATCGCTCAGGTTCATCTCTGTCTGGTAGATCTTCTTGATGTTCTCACCATCGAAGACGAATACCATACCATCCTTGCCGAGCTTGCTGAGGATGATAGCCTTGTCACCGATCACAGTGGTAGCCACAACGCGGCCAGGGACAGAGCTCTTGGCTTCTGTCCCCTTGATGCTGCTTATCGAGAAGAGCGTGTTGCTGCCATCTGAGGAGATGCGGATGTTCCTCAGCTCGTAGGCTAAGTCATTAGACGCTCTAGCCTCAGCATGGTCCTGCGCCATGCCTCGTGCCATTAGGCGGATAACCTTCTCTTTCATCGTCTCTTGGTGCCTATGTCGGAGAACCTAGCCCTGATACCGATCTCGATGATCTCCTCAGGCGTAGGTATCCTCTGTGATGCGAGGTACTGTCCCACGGCCCATGCATAGTCTTGCTGTGCCTGGTGTGATGACTCTCTGCTAATCTTGTTGTTGTCGAAGAGGAGCTTGTACTGATCCATCTTGATGTAGGCTAGGATAGCGTCAATGAGCATCTCTTCCTCATAGACCATGGGGAAGCCATCCTCATCCACCGGCATAGCCAGATAGGAGATATCGATCTTACCCTTCTCAAAGCCACACTGCATAACGCCATTGCGTAGGGTGTACTCGTACTTCCCTATACGTCCGCTTCTCCTCACCTCATTCATGGGGATGTGACCGATACGCACGGCCTGAAGCCTGAGGCAGTCCTTAGGCAACCTACCACGGAAAGCCTTGATCTCCACCTCGTCTTCATAGATATCAAGACTGTCGGGCTCGGCATACTTCCTAGTGAAGCTAGCTACGTACTCAGCAACAGCCTCCTTATCCAGGGTAGCCAAGTTTGGATTCCTGGTCAACCTAGAAAGGAGGCTATCAATACCTATGTACCTGTTCATATATTAGTCTTTGTTCATGTTCGCGGAGGCGAGTCTTCGCACTCCTGTAATACTCAAAGAGGTAATGGCGCATTACTGTGCGCCTCCTCATGGACTTCTTGCTACGTAGTATCAGCTTCTGCTTCCAGTCCTGTCTTACGAAGCCCTTATGTCCGCTCTTCCTGATCTCGTTGGTCTTTGCCCAGTTGATGGGCGGTAGCCCTACTAGCTTACCATTGACAAGTCTAGGCTCGTATTCCCTGAGCTCAAGGTAGAGAACAGCTAAGTCCAGAGGAAGGCGAACCATCCCTTCCTCAAGCAAGACATCAAAGAGAGCGGCGTTAAGGTCCTTCACTATATCAATGAAGATATCTCTTTTTACCTTCTTCTTCAGATCGCGCCTGAGGAAGGGATAGATCTCTTTACTTCCTATACTCTTCATCACTTAGCTTTCCTATTCCTCAGTTGACGAGAGATAGCTGATGCAAGTGTGTAGACATCTGGGAGGTCGTCCATGCCGTTGTTCTTGTAGTCATCAGCATTGTACATCGTAGACAGTATGTCCTTCCTCACAGCGTCTATGAGAGGCATAACCAGCCCTTCCTCAAGAGGAATGGTGATGTCATAGCTATCAGCGCATTCTCCTCCCTGTCCTTCCTCAGACTGATCACAGAGGAGCTTCCTATCAGGGATAGATGCAGGCATGCAGGTGATACGTACCTCATTAAGGTACTTCATCCTTGGATCCTTACCCTTGAGCTTGAGATGTCTATCTCCACCGATGGTGCCGTAGATAGTCTTAGCAGCGAACTCACCTGAGAGTGCGTGCCTAAACCTGTCTGTGTTGGCTGAGCTGATGGTTAGCTCCCCTGCTTCGATGCTGTAGTCTCCTATCATAGAGGGCAGCTTATCAACACTTGTAGATTCAAAGACATCCTTGCACTTGTCGATACTCTTCAGCTTGAGCTTAACACATAGCTCTACCTTATTCTCGCTACCAGGATCCTTACCATTGTACTTCTTCTCGATGAGGAGAGCGCGGTACTTGTCTATGAGGAAAGCGATGTGTGCGTCGGTGAAGCTGAAGTCATCTGAGCCACCCTTGACCTGATCGGTGATCAGTGATATGAGTTCTCTGTACGTTGCCATTACACTTCAATTCTAAAGGTGTTGTCAGCGACACGTATCTCGCAACGCTGTGTGACCCTGAGCCTCCTATTAGATTCTACAGGGTCATTGAGGATGAGATCGCCTGCACCGAAGTCAACCCCACACAAAGATAGCTCTGAGGAGAGGATAGAGAGCATCGACCTGTATTCCTCTACCGTGGCATAGAGACCTAGCGAGGTTCTGTCGATGATAGCTATCTCTATAGCGATGAGCGTATCCTTGTCGTCCTTTGCTTCTCCCTTACTCAGACCATCGTAATAGTCAAGTAGGAGATCTATGATTTCTCTATCGGTCATTGCAGCTACTACATTTTTTCTTCTCCTCAGCCACAGGCTCACCAGTCAGGACCCAGAAGCGGTTAGCTGCATTGACATCACCACAACGTACCGCAGCACGCATACCCTCCATGAGGAGGATAGTGTCAATAACAGCTGACTTGTTATACTTACCTTCCTCACCAACACCCATGCTCTTCTTCACGCGACGATAGAAGATCCCCTCATCGTAAGTGATAAGCTGGAACTTGTTCTTGTCGAGACCACAAGGCGTGCTCTCCATAGGTGCACCAGCAAGCTCTACGTCAATGAGGAAGAGGTCAGTGGCATTAGCGTTGATCTTGTCCAGTCTCAGCTCAAGACGTGCTCTGCGCCTCCTCAGGTCGTTATGAGCCATCTCAGACTCAGTAGGGAGGACACCACAGAACTCACGGCATAGGTTAGCTGTAGCGATATCCTCAGGGATGGCGGAGATATCCTGCTCGTGCTTGACCTTGTCCCCAACAGTGACCTTGACCTTCCTCAACCACATGTTGTCATAGTAACATAGTGAGGATACGCTGATGTCGATGATTAGTTTATTTACCCTGGTGTCTACCAGCAATTCATTGATCTCGATCATTTGTCTTTAAGAAATAAGGGGGCCACCTACAGGTGTAGATGACCCCCAGATTCTACATGAGGTTGGTTAGCATTCGTCAAGAATGGCGACACCATCCCTGGCAGGATGAAGCTCCTTCTTGATAGCGTCCTTGAACTTACCATCAAGGAGTGCCTTCAGCTCATCGTACTTGCCGTAGAGCGTGATATCCTTCTCGCTACGGAAGGTCTGAGCGCCAGAGCCGAGGTGAGCGTAGTGGATATCCAGAGCGTCATACTCCTGCGTAGGATCAGCTACCATACCCACAGGGAGCTTGTAGCCCTGACCAAGACCCTGGTACTCATCACCACGGAAGCCGAAGTGGAAGCGCTCCATGTCTGCGACAACGGGACCATTGATCTCGTAGTTATCAGCATTCGTGTAGTCGAGCTTGACGCGCTTGCAGACGATGTTCGTGTTGTCTGATGCGCCAGTCATCATGACACGAGGCTTGAAGCTGAGCCTGTACGTGGGAGCCGAGTGAGCGGGGTTGTAGAAGAACGTCTGATTTTCCTTGAGGACAAGACCGTTGATGTTCGTAACAGCGGTCTTGAGCTGGTCAAACGTCATATCGTGCGTGACTTCTACGAGCGTACCGATCGTATCCTCTGTACCTGCGGTGTCGATGGATACCTGAACGGCGTTCTCACGAATCTGATACAGCCTCTTGGCGAGATCAAGAACAGCGAGAAGGAAGTTATCCTTGTCGAGGTTGAAGCTCTGATCGTAGTTGAAGTTGATAGACTCGGTGATCTTGTTCAGCTGCGTGTTCGTGTAAACACCGAAGATATCAACATAGATGTCGACATTCTGATGTTCTACCGTAGACGTAGCGGGGACCGTGATCTTGTAGCAATCCTTGTGATGACGGAGCTGTTCCTTCTTCGTGAGGCGGATCTTGTTGATGCTCGCCAGAGGAATCTCGTCAGTACGGACGACACCGTTGTGCGTGCGATACTCGAAGTACATGTAGCCGCCCTCGTCATTGATGAACAGCTTAGCCTCACCGAGGTCGCCCTTTTCGGGGAGATGATCACTAGGACCAAAGCCAGTGGCCAGCTCAACCTTATTTGCGACATATACCTGTCGCACCTGATTAACCTTGTAACCCATAAATAATTATTTCCATGCGGCACGTGCTAGTTGCACGGCCTGTAAAACGATAGACCGGTGGAGGTACGGATTGAGCTCACTAGTGCGAGCCTTCGTCTCTCCATTTATTGTGAGCCCATCCTGGAGGTCCTCCAAGATGATTGGCTTTGGTATGCGAAGATAACGCATAGAGTAGCCAGAGAAATCCTTCTTATAGATGATCTCTACCATGTCACCTGCCATAAGGCGCAGTGGCTGGATGGTAGGACCTGAGAAGGGATTGACAAGCCTCTTAGCGATCTTGTCGTGGCTGATAGGTGCGACTGTGATAGCGCAACCACCTACACCACTGATATACTCGTAGAGAGGCTGTATCATATCCTCTGGTGTGGCAAAGAACCTAGAATAGCTTGTCACGCCCTGGATGCCTTTCAGCTCCCTGGTAGTGGTCGTGACAGATGCTACAGCTTCATAGTCCTTGAGGAGAGTGTGCAGACGAGACCTGTTCTCATCGGAGCCGTCCAGACCAGGGAGATCCTCCCCGCCGATGATAGCGGAGAGGACCTGTTCCTGTGCTGTTGTCAGGAGGCGACTCTTCTCATACTCAGTAAGACCTGGAGCGCTGTTGCTCGACAGGTTGTTGTATAGAAGATCAAACTCGTGAGAGAGCTCCTGTACCGTCATAGTCTACTTTTCTGCGTCCTTAATACTAGCCTTGAGAGTCAGGAGCTCCTCCTGATTCTGTGGACGCGAGAGATATGCTGATGCATTCTCCAGCGTTGGCTCCTCATCTACATTACAGATAGGAGTGTTGTCCAGACGATAGAACTTACCACCCTTATTAAAGATGAGCTTGAGAGCTGCAGCTTTCTTGATGACCACCATCGAAGCGAGGTTCTCATTACCTGCTACCTCAATGAAGCGCTTAGGCGACTCCTGTGCGACCTTAGTCAGCTTGTTGAGGAGGAAGGACCTATCAACCCTGAGAGACAGTGCAGCGCCTGTGAGACGCTCCAGAACGGCACGCATGGTGTCGCGGTCGTCCCTGATGCCATTGAGGAGCATGATAGCGTTGATAGAGAGGTCTGCCTCTTCCTCAATGCGCTTAGCACGCTCATCCTCAAACGACAGGAGGTACAGATGCTCAGAGTCGGGATTCTTCCTGTGTTCCTCAGCCGACGTAGCAATGATATGCTTGTTAGCTGCAAGGACCTTGTACTCGATGTACCCTTCAGGTGTGCTGAGGTCAATAGACTTATCCTCAGCGTTGAGCTTGATAGAGTAGTTGTCCCAGTAGTTATTCACCCTGAGGTAGCCGGAGAGGGCATCCTTGGGGAGACCCATCAGCTTAACGAGACATTCCTGCTCTTCCTCAGTCAGAACCTGCACGTAGGATCCATCGATCTTAACAGGAACGCAGATCGTCACTGTCGCACCAGGAGCCCTACCGGAAGCGAGAACGTGGTTCTTGCTGGTTACCAGTGGGGTCTTCTTGGGGATCATCGTGACGTTGACCCTCCTATTAGGTAGCGAGAACCCGCCCTCGTTCTTCACGAGGACGGACTCTTCGATGTTGGTTGATTTCTTTGCCATTTCTATTCTATGTATTCTTAGTTAGCCTTAGTCCCTGAGGATCGAGGGGATGAACGACATCACGCGCGAAGCGTCACGGACACATACACCCATCGTTGCGGTGCGCGTGAACTGTACGCTATCCTCGTCGTTAGCAGAGTGCTGGTAGGTACCACCACCATAAGCGCTCAGAGCGTGGCTCATCAGCGTGCCTGCGACGTTGTACCTCGTCGTACCCACGATGACAGAGCGGTGTTCTTCTGCACCCTTAGGCTGTACAAGCTGGATGTTGGGGTTATCCGTCGTACCGCAGTCGAAGAGGTCGAAGCGGTGAGAGAACGCCGTACCACCCTGGGGGTGAGAGATCTTGTTACGAACGATGTCATCGTACATGCTGTCGATGTCGAGAGTGATCGTCACGCCGTTAGGAGCGCGGTACTCAGTGAACTGGTAGCCTGCAGACATAGCGTTGTCGTGGTAAGGACTGTTCGTCCTCGTAACAGCAGGAGCGTTACCATCACCGATATAAGCCCAGCCCTTGACAGAATCAGAGACAGCCTTGTGGAAGGCGATAGCACCATACTCACCCGTGCGGAGGATATACTTACGCTCGCCGAACTCCTTGTTGTCAACAGAGAAGTCTACCAGTGCGCGTTCAAACATCTCGATGTTGAACTTCGTGTAGTAGTGCTGGTTGCCGTAGGAGATCTGCTCGTAGAGACCTGCACCTGTCTTGATCTTGTTACCGGAAGCACCGAAGAGCGTGAACTCACCATTAGCACCCTTGGTAGAGCGACCATAGGCAAGCATGTTAGCCTTCATTTCACGGAACTGGATTTCAGCAAGCCACTCGGTGTAGTGTACCCATGCCTCCTTGATCTCAACCTTGTTGCCATTGTCGGGATCGATGAAGGGGTAGAGGAACATCATACCGCTGTTCTCCTTGACGAAACGCTCAGAGGCGACCTTGTAGTCGAGACGGATGTTCGTGAAGTTGTTGCGCATCCTGTTAGCCTCACCGAAGCGGATACCGCCAACACTACGAGACATTTCACTCTCGATGATCGTGTGAGAGTAGCTGAACCTGCGGCCTTCCAGAAGCTCCCTTGCAGGGATACCATTCTCATCACCGTTAGCGAGGACTACACGGTAGACAACCTGAGAGCCTTCGTTGACAGGGTGATCCTGGATGTGGAGAGGATAGACTTCGTTCTTCTCACCCATGATGATCTCGCCCTTGAAGAAATAGTCTTCGGGGAAGACCAGGTAGAAGGGAGAGAAGTTGCGACCGACGTTACCGTAGTTTTCGTCGATGATAGCACCGCTCTCGTCGCGAGCCTGGATCAGAGGGATATTACGCCTATAGCCGCCCACTACGTCCCACTCGTAGTCGTTGGTCGTTTCTACGTACTTGATGGGGAACTTGCGCAGGAAAGCCTCGAGGTTGCTACCCTTTGAATTTCGTGACACAAGGTTAACCATAAAGTCCGCCAGAAGCTGGGGAGAGCGATAGCCGATGGATGCGAGGTGGTTCTCGGTCGTCAGACCAGTCCACCCAGAGGTCCTTGCTACCTGTAAGGGCTGGAGCCCATTCTGAATTAACTTACTCATATATTACTATCTGATTTTAACAGGGGTGCCATCTATCAGATGTGCGATGGGCCCACCACTGCTGACTAATTGCGAGTTACCACGCCTCTCTGGCGTGCGTAGCTTAGCCTCCAAGGCAGACATCTTTGAGGAGACCTCCTTCTGTACTGCCTTCTGGCCGATCTTAGACAGGTCCTTGAAACCATCCGTCAGAGCGAAGAGCACGCCTACATTGCGAGAGAATGACACAGGGTCACTCTGCATGGCGTACTCTAGTGCGGTGAGCGTCTGTCCAGTGGACTTATCCTTGTATGCTGGTTCTGTGAGAGCCTTATATGCGAGATCACGGATAGCGTTGTCTACACCAAGCGTCTCATAGAAAGAGTTATCTTCTAACACAGCTGAACGGAGAGCCTGTGCGTGCATCTCGATCTGAGCTTGCTGTTCCTTAGCCTCAGCTTCGCGCTGAGCAAGGAGGTTGTTATAAGACCTCACGTAGAAATCCTTGCAGTCTTGAAGGGCATCGACAGCATCGGCTACATCAGTGCCGGCATTGATAGACTTCTCTACCTCGCGCTTTGCCCTTTCCTCAGAGAACCCCTTGTTGATATACGACATGTAGATAAGCTCACGTCGGGTGGATTCAGCTTGCGCATCATTCTCCTTAGTGAGCTGGTCCTCGTCAATATTACTCAGGGTATCGATGATGTTAGAGTACTGTGTGTACTCATCGACAGTGACGTTTGCAGCCATAGCCTCCTCAAAACGCTTAACCTTATCGCCAGCGCGGTTAGCCGCTTCCTGGTCAATAAGGTCTGAGAGTTGGTCTGGGGTAAGCTCTCCGCCAATCTCCTTGGGGTCGATGAACTTGAGGACGTTTCCTTTTACGAGGTCCTGAGCAAATGCGGAGTACACGTCTCCGCCAAGGTTATCACCTTTGACTTCTTCCTCATGGATAGGTTCTACGCCTGGTTCTTCGGGCTGCGGTACAGCTGGTTCTTCGCCTTGCTGTGGCTCCTGGGGTGCAGGTTCAGCGTTGCCATCTTCGGGAGTCGGCTCGCTGAGCTCGCCTCTGAGGAAGATATCAGGAAGTCCTACTGGCCCACCTGAATTGACATCTGCTATACCTTGGGGTTCTGCAGGTTCTTCGTACCTACCGTCCTCAAGACCAAATGAAGCAAGACTAAATTCTTCTGGATTCATGTTCTTTCTCTTAATATGTACTACAAGGCTCAGAAACGCGCTCTGTTAGCCTCGCGTGATAAAGATATATATTTCCTCACCTTTTTGCTGAGAAGCCTTTAGGCGGGCTGTGAGAGCCTCAGACGTGGCCTTAGAGTCTACAAGTCCACCAACGACCTTATTCTTACCTACGAGAATGCAGCCAGATGTATGGTCTTTGTTGTTCCCTGCGTGGATAAGGATGCCGTCGAACTCAGGGACATTGAGGAGACGAGGAAGCTCCTTGCCGAAGCGTGGGGACATGTTGACAACGACCTTGTACTTGCCATAGGGGATGGCTGTCTCATGCATAACCTTACGTTCGCCATTGTCAAACCTGCCATTCTCATTCAGGTCCCTGACCTTGTCCTCTAGCGTATCGCAGAAGTAAACACCATCGATGTATAGCTTACCAATAGTGTACGTATCCTTGAGCGCTACTCTCTTTAGTTCAATCTTCATAAGTCTTAGGGTATCTGATCAGCATTAGCATCGAGATTCTTTGTCGATTCTCTCACGAGGCTAGCCAGCTCAGCGATCTGAGCCTTGAGGTCTGAGATCTCTTCTCTCTGCCTGCTGATCTCCTCGCGCTGCTTCTCGATGCTCTCGCGCTGTTTCTCGTTTTCCTCAAGGAGAGCTATAAGCCTCCTCTTGTTGTCTTCGGAGAGCGTCTGATAGAACTCAAGGCTCTCCTTCATGTTAGCTACCTCGATCGCTCCGGTCTCCGCTTGGTACTTCTTCTTGGTGAAGATGAACGTCACGAAGGCACTGATAGTCGAGGTGACTATGCTGATAATACTGCTAACGATAAACTCATGCATCTTTAATTTACAATCTCAACGAACCTACTACCTTCCTCACTAATGTAGGGGTTCAAGTCCTTAACGTCAACGATGACCTCCGTGCTTCTCTTCTGGAACCAACGGATGAAGAAGATCTTCGATGGCTTGCGAATAAACCTGCGTGTATGTACTACGATGTGCTTCTTTGATAGCACCGACAGGTCCGTTCTTAGAGTATCTGGGTAGCGTAACGCCAACCTTAGCTTGTACCATTCATCTCCTAAGATAGTATCTACGGAGACCCCAGGGGCAAATATAGTATCGCGCAGGACCAGGGTATCCTTAGTCGAGAATGCAGACCTGAACTCGGCGAGAGCCTTCAAGTCCTTATCCTTAACCTTCAGCTCCTTCTTGGTCTTAAGGAGAGCGATGCTGATGCTATCACCTCTCTGCTCAAGCTCGTCGATAGTCATCATGTATAGTTTGCTCTGATTTCTCAAGCTATCTGATGCTGCTATCTCCGCGCGAAGATTTCCATACGCTCTCTCTTCCTCAAGACGAAGTCTCTGGTTTTCGTTCCTGAGGAAGGAGGCGTACCCTACCGCCGATAACGTGATAGCTATCAACAGTAGGGTTACGTTCACCTTCATAGTCTTATGCCTGTGGAGCCTTAGCGAGTACGAAGAGGTGCTGCTTCTTCTTCGTTTCCTCAGGAAGGGCATTATATTCCTCAATACTATTGAGGTAAGTGATCTCCTTCTCTGACTCAAGCTGAGTGATCTTAGCCTGCAGCTGCTGGATCGTAGACTCAAGGGTAGCGATCTTACCAGCGTTCTCGTCAGCCTTACCCTTAGCCTGGGCAATCGTCTGACCCTGCTGCGTCACCGTACCCTCGATAGTCTGGAGCTTCAGTTTCTGTGCTTCTACTGACTGCTTGCTAGCTTCTACGGCTGCAGGGTCAGCGATCTCCCTCCACTTACCGGTGGTAGCATCTACTGAGTTAGAGGACTGGAAAACGTAGTGCTTCTTCGTCTCCTTACAGAAGGACATGTGACCTTCGTCGATGGTGTCAACTACTGCCTTCATGTCTGCGAGCGTAGCGAACTGGTCGCGCTCAAAGTTGGGGAGATCCCCTTCATAGCCAAAGGTGATGGCTACGTTCTTGAAATTACTTGCCATGTATATTACTTAACAAAAGTGAATGGAATTTCCTGGAGCTTACGTGTAGAGCCGAATGGAGCTGCTATCGTGTAGACGAGGTAGTCAACACCGTCAATGCTCACCGTGGTCTCATCAAAGTTCTCCCTGATGTCATCATTCGAACCGTCGATGATCTTGGTGACAGCACCCAGACTCTTGGGATATGCGTAAGAGAACTTAGAGTTCTCGTGAGACACTACAGTGATCTGCTTGAACACCTCTGCAGGTGAGGAAGCAACAGTAGCCGTCAGAGCCTTGATATCAGCCGCTGTGATAGGATGCCCTTCCTCACCGATACCGCTCCTGTGAGGGTACTTTCCGAGGTAGGTCGTGTAGGTCTCTGCTACAGGCCTCTTCTTCCTACCTACGATCCTATACCCGGGCTTAGCTGGCTTGGTGACAGTCCACTCGCTATACTGAGGATTAGCCTGTCGTACACCATCGATGAGCGTGTAGGTGACGTTGCGCTGACGCTCACCGACTACAGGCTGGATAGTGACGATGACATCCTCAAAGGCATTGTTGTCGTACTGGTCTAGCCCGTTAGGTCCTGGCTGTACAGCCTCCTTCTCTACCACTACCTGCGTAGTTACCACAGGACGCTTCTTAGCACCACGCCTGCGCATCTCTGCCACACCTGGGGTATGGACATCGCTCTTCGTACGCTTGGTCCCTGTGGGCTTGCCATTGCGGTACAGCTCTTCCTCAATAAGGACTCGCTTGCCGAGGACAGCGGTGCGCACTACAGTTGACTCATCTGCATACAGCGTAGGATCGGTAGCCGTGTCCCACTCTACAGGCAGGGGAGCATCGAAGGTTGTCTTAGCGGGAAGCTCACGCCATTCCTGCACGACATTCTTGGAGACGAGGAAGCTAGTACCGTCGTTGTTCTGGATCTTGATGGTGTCATCATCAACCCACTCACCAGAGACGGCATAGACATCCTGCTTGCGCTCAAGCTCTGCCTGCTTGGCCTTGACAGCTTTCAACTCGTTCGTCAGGTCCTCAATGGTCTTGAGGAGAGAAGAAGGATTGAAGATCGTATCCTTGTCCTCCTTGTTCTCAAGGACCTTCACCCTGCGTTCCAGAGCTTCGATATTGCCGTTCTCAACAGCGAAGGGTACACGAAGCACCTCATCAAGGGAGCCGTCAGCATCAACCTCAGGGCTAAGGCCTACACGGAAGACAAGCTCACCGTTCTCATAGACTACGCTCTTGAGGCTCCTATCTGGACCACCCTGACGATTGCAGATACCTGAGGCACTACCAAACTGCTCGAGCTTATGTACGAGCTGGCCATTCTTCATGTAACTCACCTTCATGAACTCGCGGAACGTGCCGGGAGCATCATCGTTAGGCACAAGGTAAATCACCCCTTCCTCAGCCATCTCAGGTACGCCAAGGAATGCCCTAGTCTTCACCTCATAGCGGAAAAGCCCATCGATCTTCGTCTGAAGAGCGTGAAGCTTACCGCGGTCATCGATGAACTCAGTGATGAGGTTCTGGCCCTGCATCCTGATGTTATAGGGCTTGTAGAACGTATCCTTGTTAGCGCCTATGGGAGACCAGTGCTTGGGATTGGTAATCTCCTTACAGCCATCGCTACATGAGCCGGTGTACTGCCTTGTGATCACCTGACCTGCCCCATCTACCGTGGTGATGACGAGACCACGACGACGGACACCGCGTGGGATCTGCCTAAGGGTATCCTTGAGACAGCCTCGCCAGGGAAGGTAGATGTGGTTGGCCATTGCGAGGACATAGTCGAGACGCTTACCTGTGTACCCATCAAAGACAGCCTGCATGACGGTCTGAGGATAGACAGCCTTCCTGCTCTCTACCGAGCAAGGCGTTTGCTCTATGCGCCTGTAAAGCTGTTCAACGTGAACCTTCTTAGGCTCACGCTCAGGTCGCTTATATACCTCCTTATTACATCCGCAACTCATATTCTATAGATATTGTTGTTCTTCTTCTTCCTCAATGCAGACGATATAGTCTTCCAAAGGCTTGGTATCGTTACCAACGTAGACTCTCCATCCCTTTCTCATGAGCTTGCCAACCATACCACCAGTCATATAGGCTTCCCATTTTTCAGGGATCCTAAGACTGAAGGATGGACCGAGAAGGAAGAGTTCATCCTCCTTACCATTGACGTAAAGAGACTGGTCCCTCATGTTGTTGAGGAGATAGACTACAGACTCTCTGTCAAGAGACTCGAGATTCCAGTCTGGGTTATTGGTCGTAGCCCAGTCAGTAACAGTGCCTGCGAAGTTGTAGTCCCTATTACCGAGATTCCTAAGCCTCAGGCTCTGTATCTGGCTCCTAAGACCGCGATAGCCAGGCCAGTTGACCTGACCGGGAGGACAGTGGAAGGCCTGGTACAGCTGAGCATCGGTGTAAAGATAAGTACAATCGATGATCGGTTCGATGACAGCCACGTGAGAGTACTTGCACATGTAGGAGATACCACCAGTGGGATTTACTGACCAGCGCTTCTTATCCTTGTCGTAATCATCCATACCTGGATACCACACGGAGAACGCCACAGGATCAACCCTACGGAACCCGGCTTCATCATAGAGTGCTGGATCCTTGATAGTGATCTTACCATAGTCACCATAAGAGCTGTGACCTACCATATCAGGAGCAAAACCATCCTCCTCAGCGTTAAAGACCCTGTTGAAGACCTGCTCAGCGAAAGCGCCAGAGAAGTCCCTACAATGCCTGAAGTTAGCCTTGAGGAAGAACTCATCATAGCTCTTCTGGTTGAGGTAGGAGAACTTGAAGCAGTCTGCGATGGTGGTAGGTACTAGACCGAAGAAAGGATAGTCAGCTGACGCATACTTCTTGCCCTCATAGTCAATCTTGAGCTTACAAGGAGAGAAGTAGACCTCATTCTTCATTCGCTCAGGATCAGTGGTAGTACCACGTACACCCTTGAACATCGCGTGACAGTTATTGATATGCCCTGACTTGAACGTGATGGTGGGGTTCACCTTAGCGCAAGCAAAGGCAGCTCTGGCTGAGATACCATCAAAGACTGATCTTGCTGGACCTGGGTCCGCCTGAATAGTCATCTTCAGTTCTTCCACCTCTGCAGGCATGTGGTTACCTACATTCTCAAACTCCTCTGCGCCAAGACCGCCGAAGTGCATACCTTCATTGCCGAGGAGATTCTCGATATTTCCAGCAATAGGGTACTTAGCGAGAACGTCCTTGAGGAGGAGAAGGATCTTCTTAGAGTGCTCATTGCGAGGCAGAGCATACATCAGTCTCAGCCATCCTCCGAACAGCGGGTCATGGTCAGTGACAAAGTTCGTCTCTGGATCAATGCAGCGATAGAAGGCTAGCTGAGGAGCATTCTTCAGCTCATAGAAGAGTGGGATCCTCGTCTCTGTATCTTCATCACCTCTCCTCAGCTTCATATTGAAGTGGCAAAGATGATACTTGATTGCAGGATAGCTATACCTACCATTCTCGAAGCTGTCGAAGATCTCCTTTGTGACTAGGCTTGAGGGGACAGCTGCGTCGATGATGTTAAACATCAGCGCAACACCAAGGTCGATCTCCCTATGATAGACGTGCTCACCTCCAGAGTACATATCAAGGACTAGGTTCTCCCAGGGATTACCCTTATAGTCATACCTTGCAAGCTCTCCAGCCTTAGCGATGCCATCATAGAGGATCAGTGGATCCACCTTCCTCAGGTCAGGTACACTGCGGAAGATAAGGTTGGGCATATTAGCCACAACCTCCTCTGATGATGAACTGCCAATGACAGTGCCATCAGCAACAGTGATACCGCTGCTAGACCTCAAGAAATTCTTGGTAAGAGCCTTGAGGGACTCTATTATGTTTTCTTTAGATATCATAGCTGATTATTAAAGATGATCAGAATATCCTTCATCATGGATGTCCTTGACAAGTACACTCACGCGCTGGTCTCCATTGGGCAGGACTAGCGTGTACTGCACAAAGGCAAACATACCATTCTCATCTGGCGTGTCACCATAGAGGTGATATGCTGAGGGGAAGCGGAACTCTTGTGTCGTGTACTCTGTAGCACCAGAGGTGTCGATACCCATCTTTGCGCCGAGAGTCTTGAGGTAAGCTACGACTTCAGCCTTCGGCTTATCACCATTATGGTATTCTGACTTTCGCACCTTGAAGTAGACCTCATCCAACTTCTCGATTTGGGATTTAGAGATCAGCACGAAGTGAGTAGAAACAGGAGCCGCGCCGTTAGACTTGATAGCATTAGCTACGATGTAAGCACGATTATTCTCAACCTCTGTGAGGTCAAGGACATGGCCATTGGCGTATCCTACCAACGAATGGACATCATCGACAACAGCCTTAGGCTGCAGGTTAGAGTCGTACTGCAGGAGAGCGAATCTAGGGTAGAGGCTGTCTACACCCCCAGGGATATTAGCCTTCTTCCTGTAGTCCTCTGCGTTTACAGTGAGCTCAAGGAAGCTCTTACCGCTTGTGGATAGGACCTTGATCCAACTAGATGGAGCGCCCTTGACAGGTTTAGCTGAGCTACCGCCGTTCTGCATATCCATCCAGACGTACTCACCGACACGTGGTGTCCACTCTGGCTCGGCCCCCCTACTGTCATCTACTTGTGTCTTGCTGACCACTTGCCCATTGAGAGGAGATCCTGGCTTTACGATTCGGCAGATCCTATATTTGATTTTTGCCATACTTAGAATTACGATTAGTATTACGACTGCTACTGCGATCTGAAACGCGAGCTCCATCATGCATGATACTTGATAAAGCCATACCTCCAACCATCTTCATCCTTCCTCAGGAGCCTAGAGGCTGTGTAGGTAGAGAAGGTGGGACGCACCTCAACGGTAGCACTACCAGAGAAGGACGAGCCATCAAGGAACTCAATGGTGTACGTGACTTCCTGTGTTGGATAACCTGATGCGTTGGTGTTAGGCATCATGAGATCACCCCAGTTAGCTTCCCTAGAGAGGATAGCTGAGTTAGCACGTCCATAAGGCAGAGGAGCTGCTGACTGGACGAACTTCTCGACCATAGCTGGGCTGTTGAGAGACAGGTCACCAATCCTGTTAAGCTGATCTGGTGCTACCCTCCTAGCCGTGATAGCCGAGAAATCCCTATCTCCAGTACCGCTAGGGATGAATACGTTCGTCCTGCGTTCTTCACGAGCTGCGTTGTTGAGGATCTGCCCCCATACGAACTCGTCGATGTGGAGTCTCCTGCCAGCTGAGCCATAGAGATCGAAGTTACCGATCGTTTTGTTATCAGGGAAGTCATAGGTCTCCCTGTCGAGGTGAGGCCTGTAGTCAAACCTGAAGGAGCTCTCAAAGTCACCACACCTGATCTTCAGCCTACTAACGTTGTCCTTCAGCTTATTGAAGGTCTCGTCGGTGATATCGAGGTAAGAGCCAAGCTGAGGACGTACAACAGCGTTGTTCATGCCGTCATTTGTAGCCTCAGCCTGAGCTACAAGGTGAACACCTACACCGATGTGGCCGCTATACATCTCCTCAGAGATAAGGCTCTTGATAGCTTCCTTGTCGGTAGCTACAGGGGTGTCGCCCCCACCACCACCGCCACCTTCATTCTCGTCGGCATCGCGGTAGTTCACTACAAGCCCATGGAGGGGATGTCCGGGCTTATTGATCCTGCAAATTCTAATTCTTGACATACTTGACAAATGGGAAGTTAGACGTTCTTGCTGACAGTTCTCTTACGATGGTGGCCTTGTCCACTACAGTGCATAGGACATCACGATCGTTGTTGATAGGATCAAGGATACCTACGCGCTTGTAGACGAGCGTTGTTCTACCATCCCTAACTACCTCACAGAGAGAGTACGTAGCGAGCTCTAGGCGTGCGTACTTGTCGAGAAGTGCATCGATGGTCTTCTCCTCGTACCTACGTGCCTCGCCCTTCCTCAGGAGCACTGAGAGGACACCACGAGTGCCGTTGGGGACAACGTCCTCTACGAACTGTACTACATCCACGTAGTCTACAGCGATCTCATTCTCGATGATAGGGCTAACGAACTCTTCAGGACCGCACTTCTCGTTGGGCTTATCGCGTTCAGGCATCCTAGTTACAGACAGGATCTTGCCAAAGTCCTTTCTCTTTCCGTTACCTTCCTCACATACCTGGTATGCGTAGATCCCCTCTGGTAGTCCAGCGTGATACGATGCAAGGTTGTAGTCTGCGCGGTTGAGGAAGACGAAGGAGCATGAGGGCTGTGAAGGTTGCTCTGGTTCTGGTTGAGGAGGGTTAGGAGTGGGATCCGGCTGGGGCGTAGGAGGCTTAGGTGTTGGATCAGGTGTAGGGGTAGGCTCAGGTGCTGGTACTACACCACCACCGCTAGTGAAGGTGTACAGCCATTCCCACGTCTGCTTGTTGTCGTAAGATACATAGAGCTTGTTATCCTCTACCTTGAACCTAGGCGTGATACCAGGGGCACCATCCTTACCATTAGCACCGTTAGAGCCGTTGATGCCATCACGACCGTCACGACCGGGCCTACCATCAACGCCATCGCGCCCAGGACGACCTTCTGC